GATTTTTGAGCCCCCTAGGGTGAAATATCACCCCCGGGTGTTGATTTTCCCCCACGGGTGGTGATTTAGGGGTAGCGGGGGGGTGCCGGGGGGGTTATACTATATTCATGGCGTCGGGGATTTCCCCCGATGCTGGCCGGAGGAGCCGATAGAGGGGATTTCACCTCGGGCTAGACGCCCGCGTAGCCGAGTCAACGCGCGTCCGCGATTGTGCGGAGTAACGGACGCCTACATCCAAATACCCACCAGGGTGGGTAGGTCCACGGTCGGGCGCGAACGGCGATAGCAGCCCGCTCGCGCGGGGGTTTACACCCTCGCTCGCCATCGGTCCAATGACGTCGCCTAAGCTCGCGCCAAAAAAACAGGCTACGCTCGCACGCGATCGGGGTGAAATACCCTCTATCGGTTCCTCGACAATAATCGTAGGGATATCCCTACCAAGGAGACAAAAATGTCCGATATTCTCGACAACGCCAACGCCATCCTCATCCCGCTCATCAATGGAGGCACGACCGATGAGGATGAACTCATGACGGCCCTCGCCAACGCGGGTGGCTTTTCCATCAAGCGCATCCCGTCTCTGGTAACCCAGATTCTCCAGGATGAGGGGCTCCGCACTTCTCCCAAGGAACGCAACGAGGCCGTGGCTGAGCTCTTTGCCTCGGACACGCCGACCTTCGGAACCTGGGATGACGTCATTGCGGCTGCGGAGCGTGTCTGCGACCACGTGGCGAACACGACCACGGCGCAGGCGGTCACTTCCATCAAGAAGTGGGCCAAGGCCAACGGTGTGGAGTTGCCCTCCAAGCCCAAGGCGGCTGCGGGTGGATCCCGGCGCAACGCATACGATGCCTTCGCAGAGTGGTTCCTGGCAAACCCCCAGGCCACGGACACGGATATCAATGACTATGCCCTGGGTGCCTTCCTCAAGGATGGGGAGCCCAATGAGAAGCAGGCTGTGAAGTACGCAGCCATCTTCATCCGCATGGCGGCCATGGCCCGCGCCTACCAGGCGTAGCCAAGGGTGAGGGGTGGGGTCCACACGGACCCTGCCCCTCTTGCTTTTTCTCACATCCAACCTGTGAAGGAGCCAACACCGCAATTTTGCCAAGCCACGCAGATTGCATGCCAAAATTCATGCCAACACGCTCCAGTGCGTGCTCGCTCGTGCGCTCGCTCGTGGGCGACAGCGACAACGACAGTGACAGTGCTAGTGCATATTCGCGCGACAGTGACAGTACGCGAATATGGAGTTGCACTCTCGCCACTCTGAATGCCAATAAGGAATTTGAATCAATGCCCAAGTGCCCTAGCTCTCTGACTCTCACGACCTTGGATGATGTCGCCGAAACCTTCGATGGTGTGTCCGAGGAGGTGTACGACCAACTCTACTTGTACAGTGTCGCAGACAATCGCGACCCTCAAGATGACTGGGACCCGGCAAGCTGGAAGGCTGGGAGCCCCAACCTCATCGAGAAGCGCTGGAACGAGTTGCCTCTCGTGCTCCAGTACACTCTCATCAAGATTGCTGCTAGGGAATATCCTGGAGACTTCTGGGACTAGTAGGGTGGCTCTATACCGACACGAGCCTTCACAGCTTCTGTCGGTATATTGACACACTACCTGTGTCCAACAACGTGAATAGGAATTTTGAATGGCAATCCAGACGCAACGTGCACCCTTGTGGATCGAAGCATTGGTGCTCGGCAACGAGAAATTCCGTGCTCGGCAACTCGGTGAAGAGTTCGACGAGTTGGAATACTGCCAGAAGATGCATGGCTTCTATGATCAGGTCTGTGAGGATGGGTTCAGGGTCGCTGGGCGAGACACGCAGGCTCTTGAGGTGGAGCAGCTGGAGGAGCGCTGCGAATACTACGCCAAGCGCTACGAGGAACTCCTCAAGGAGCGTGACCCTGAACTCTGGGAGAAGACGTTCAAGCATCCGATGGGTGTGTAGCCAGTAGGGCACTAATTGCAGGATAAGTACCTGCCCTAGTGACCCTGGTTTCCCGATTCCGAAAAAGCCTACATGCCACTAGTGCCAAAAATTGTTAGGGTCATTTACTAACAATTTCTCAAAAAATTCTAGTGGTTTTACTAGCTTTTTACTAACAGGTAAGTATCCGAAAAATAAGGGTTTTTTATATATCATATATAGGGACATCCTCTCTTACCCCCATGCTCCCTCTTGGGCAGCCTCATTTGCTCTGGTTGCCGTCTCTGGCGCCTGCGCGCTAACTGAGGTCGCTAACATAGGGGCAAATCGAAAAAACGTAATAAAATCGCGGACTTATCTGTTAGAAAGCACTAGCGAAAAGCTAGGGGCGGAAAATTGTTTTTCCAAAGGGCCTGAAAGCCCCTTTACTTCAGCGTAGAAATACGCTATAATAGCCCTACGGGCTGCAAAATTGACAAGGGAATGTAAATGAAAATGAAGTATGCCTCGAAGCGCGACATGTTTGAGAACATCAAGTAGGTCGAGATTGGCCGATCTACTTACAGCGACGAGTGGGTCTGCCGTGCGTGGATCTTGGTAGAGGGGAAGGTTGTCCGAGTGCCGGCTGCCGACTACTACACAGATGACCTCAAGGATGCGGAGGTGGCGAAAAGCGTGATGCTGGAGAAGGGAAAGTGAGACTAGGTGAAGCACTGTTCATCGCTGCCTTGATCTATTACCTCTACATTAGGAGTCAGATGTGAAGGAAGTGGTTGCCATAATCTTCGCGTACATGACCTTTGGCACTATCTGCCACGTCTACTTCAGCTTGACACTCTGAGGCAAGACTTTATATCCACAGGTTACACTGTGGGTATATTGAGTTGCTTCTAACTCAACTTGAATAAGGGAATTTGAATGAGCATCTACAAAATTGCATACCGAGTGTGCCAGAACTACAATGAGTCTGGCTTCGCGTTCACGATTGATGAGCGGTCCAGTGATCTCGCAGGGGCGCAATTCTTCATCGAGTTTGATGCGAACCCTGACACATCCATCAAGATCTGGGAGGGTCATCGGACGAACACCTACAACGTGAGGTGTCGCACTACTGATGACAACATCAGTGATCTCTGGAAGGATCTGGGGTTCCGCGTGGACATGGAGCCTGCGCCTCCTTCGATTGGTGTCGATCAGCTGTATTCCTGCAGTCAGTCAACTCCCATCAAGGGTGGTGATATCGACGAACTGGTCACCTTCTGCCTGGATGTTGCCGACTATGTGGGTTGATGAGATCTGCGAACTGAGGCGACGTGCTGACCAAGCGGAAAGCATCGGTGATCACCTGGAAGTTGCTGACATCAAGGCGACTCTGTGCCACTTGGACTACGACTTGATGAAGTTGTACGACAAGCCACAGGTCGAGGTCGATGATCAGTGGAAGACGGTGGTCTTCTGGAACATGGTCTGCTCCTATCACTTCCACTACAAGGAGGCAACGGAATGTATCTGATCTGGCTGATCGTGATGGCATTCAGTGCCTGGGTGTTCCACGATGCGTCCTGACTACAAGGATAAGTTCACAATGAAAGCAAGGTACGAAATCTTCAACCTGGAGACGGGTGAAGTGTTCGAGGGCGGATTCTTCACGCTGGAAGCAGCTGAGGACTACGCCTGGGAGCACTACCGTGACAAGCCTCACGGTATTCGACAGGTGGGCTAAGCACCACTTTATATGGTCAGGCGACTGGCCATATATTGAGTTGCTTAACTCAAAAGGAGAATGTGAATGAAGGCCAAAGGCAAGCAATGGCATGAGGGCACAAAGGTGGAATACTTGGGTGGCACCAAGATCCGCTTCACTTGCCCTCGTGGTCATCGCAAAACCCATGATTACAGCAAGGGGCCTGTTCACAAGCGCATGGGAGAGTTTGGCTGTGAGTTCATGGCCAAAAGCTGGCAGCGCAATCGCGTTGTCTACCGATGCGTAAAGTGTGAAAAAAGGAGAATGTGAATGAGAATGGAAGATCAGGATATCTTGCCCGGTGATATCATCGAAGTTGGTATCCACGAAGGCAAGACTGTGACTCGTGTCGAGTTGGACCCTAGTACCAACATGCTTTGGTACAAGGTGGGTGGTCGGTGGATCACTCGTGGCAACCTCATGCTTTCCTTCAGCCCGAGTGCTCAGGAGAGGGAGCAGGTGGACTTCGTGACTTCTGAGTGGTTCGAGAAGCGAGTCAGGAGGTTGAAGCTGTGAATGATCCTGAATTGGTCGCTGGTCGGATGCTCTCCCAGAGGATGCACCGTGGCGTCAAGATCAAGGATGCCAAGCGGAGTGCCTACCTGATGGCTGAGGCTCATTGGCGAAATGCAGTGGAGAATCAGGAAACTGGAAGCGTGATCTTCTGGAGAAAGGTGAAGGAGATTCTCAGATGAGATGTTACATCGTGCCTTGGATTGGCGGAGGCAAGTCCTACTTCACAGAGGCTGAACTTCCCAACGTCATTGGCCCTGATAAGGCCAAGCTGCTGACAAGTGAGTTCCCGGCAATGTACTGTGTTGGGCGTAGTGAATGTGATTTCTACTACGTCTCAACTACATTCCTGGGGCATTCCTTCAATGGATGTGAACCGCCCACTCCGTTTGAGTCAATGGCCTTCATGAAGGAGAATGGCGAGATCAATTTCATGGACATTGACCGTATGCAAGCAACCACTTGGGAGAACGCTGAAAACAATCACCGTGTGCTTGTCGAGAGGTACTTGACCAAGCTGCCGGATGATTGGCCGAAACTGGAATGGTGGAGGATGGACTGATGCCGAGATGTGAAGACTTCCCTTGTTGTGGTCATCAAGATCCCGATGGGACTTCTTGGTGCCCTGATGAAGATGGACGCTTTGACTGCGTCCTGTGCTACAGCAAGTTGCCGAAAGGTGCAACGAGCTCAGTGTGCCAAGGCTGCATGAACAGGCGGCGCTACTTGGACCCGTTTGAACGAGAGTTCGATGACAGAGAGGAGATGGACTATTGAAGCCCAAGATTTCCAAGAACAGCAAGCTCTGGGTGGACAAGGCTCCTGCTGAAAAGGCAGAGGTCATCAGAGAGGATGCAGCAATGCTCCGATCACAGGCACACGCCTACATGGTCAAAGCCAGGATGTGCCAGGATGATGCCAAAGCCTTGGAGACTCACGCCAAGAAATTGGAGAAAGGAGAGGCAACCGAACCCTATCAGTGGTGAGGTGCACTTTATACACTCACTAACACTGAGTGTATATTGAGCAATTCAGCTCAGATGGAGGAAGTATGGGACTCACAATTGCAAAGATGGAACAGGAGTTTCTTGACATCACTGGCTATGAAAGCATCAATGAGTATCTCGACAGTGGAGAGGCTCTTGATAGCATTCAGCTGGGGATCTGCAAGGAATGTGGGTACAGCACCAATGTGGAACCGGATCAGGACAAGGGCTGGTGTGCACAATGTGATGCTGGTACTGTTCAGTCCATTCTCGTCATCTTGGGTATGTGATGAACTGCTTTGTGACTAGCAAACAAAAGTTCTGGTCAGATTGGCACCCGAGTGGAGAGTTCTCAGTCATCTCCATTCAGTCTCCTCCCACACCTTGGGGTGAAGGCAGCTTGACTCCAATAGATGAAAGGTGGACTCAATCCATTGTCCTTGAGTTCCATGACATTCTCCCTGATGATACAGTGGACAGGCCGTACACTTTGTTCAGCAAGGAGATGGCAAGTGAGCTCTTTGACTTTATCAGCAGTAGAGTCAAGAGGGGCAATGAACATAGCTTCCTAGTTCACTGTGATGCTGGAATGAGCAGATCTGTGGCAGTGGGTATGTTCATCAAGGAATACTACAACTACTTTCTGCACCTCGAAGTTGCCCAGGATTGTAGCGCGTACAATGTGCACGTTTTTAATCTACTCCGAAGGCAATGGATGCAGAAAGAGGGGTAGCGCCAACGTCTCATATGCGCTATAATAGCGTAACCCCCTTGAATTAAGGAGTTTGAATGAACATCTTTTATCTTCACGCCGATCCTCACGTTGCTGCACAATATCAGTGTGACAAGCATGTTGTCAAGATGATTCTTGAGACTGCTCAAATGCTGAGTACAGCACATCGGGAGTTGTCAGACGAGTGTGATATTCCTGAGCATGCCTATAAGGCAACTCATGTCAATCATCCTTGCAGTATCTGGGTGCGTGAAAGTGGATACAACTACGAATGGGCATATGAGCACTTCATTGCCCTTTGTAAAGAGTATTCATTCAGATATGACAAGACCCACCTGACTTACAAAAAGCTAGGTGCATCACTCTTGCTTCCACCGACTAAGATGAAGCTGGGTCATTTCACCGAGCCTCCTCAGTGCATGCCAGATCAGTACAAGCACTCTGATCCTGTTCAAGCATACCGTGCCTATTACAAGGGTGATAAGGCAGATATTGCTCAATGGTCAAAGGGGCGACCTGCTCCCAGTTGGTGGAAAGCATGAAGAGAAATGACAACTGTGTAATCTGCGGGCTTACCAGTGAGTTCATCAATGGTCTGAACTCAAAGCAAGAATGTGAAAACTGTGAAGCCTTGTTTGATATCGTAGATGAAGATGAGGTGGATCTTTCAATAGTGGAGGATGGGTATGACTGGATCAATAGATACCGAAGAAGTCGTCAAGAAGTTTGAACCTCTCGGCCATGCAATCCAAGGGTTTGTTGCAGGACTAGTGAACTTTCACTGGTACACCTGGAAGCGGGAGGTAAAGCAATACCCTCCTGCCACAGATAGACTGCCGCCTGTTTGGATTGATACAGAAGATGTAGTTCACTCTGTGCTAACCAAAAACTCTGATCTTTACTTTGCTGCCGAGCGAGTTGATGATGTTTACAGTGACTTCATGGACTATCACGTTGGCTATATGCTCGCAGGAATCTTCAAAGACATTGTGTGGATGGCTATTGTAGTATGCTTGATTGCGAAGGGTTCGTGGTAGTCTGTGTCCAATGTAGAGAGCTCACAGACAAAACAGTTGATGGAATGTGCGATATCTGTGTTGAGGAGTATCTCGCCAGGGTTGCCGCAGACAATTGTAAAAGGTCTAATGCGAGACAAGCAACTCAGAGAAGAAGCTAAAAAGGGTAGATTGCAAATTCGATCTACGCTATAATTAGGGGGTTCCGTCGGCAAATACCCCCTCTAGTGCAGGTCGTACTAATTTGTCGGCGGAACCAACCTAAAGGTGAATGTGAATGACGAGAATTATGCATCTGATTCAAGAGATGGTTTGCGAATGTGATGAGATTGCTAGTGATGATCCTTGCATTCAATGCCAGCTGGCTGAAGAACTTGTTTCTGCTACTGATGATCTTAAAAAGGTAAGTGAACAGTGTGCAGCCCTCAAGAGGGAGAATGTGCAAGTTCACAAAACTTACAAACGCATCCAAGAAGTTCATGAGATGCATATTGATGCTCTTAACAGATATTGGCACCGTGGTCACAAAGACTGCCCTTGTGAAGATGGGAAGTTTCCTGCTAGGTGTGAATCAATCTGGCTCAAGACTAGGTTTTCTGAAACTTTATGACTACACAAGCGCAAAAGTATCGTAACAACCTCATAAGTGCTATAGGTACTGTTATGAGGGAGTGTCCTGATTTGACTTTCCAGCAAATCATCAAATCAGTCTTTGATGGGAAGAGCATTCCTGCTGATGACAAAGATGCATATGATCAAATCATTCGCTGGATGATTAATCATGGGGACTCTTAGCTCAGTTGGTTAGAGCGCCCGGCTCATAACCGGATGGTCCTGGGTTCAAGTCCCAGAGAGTCCACCACTTTACTTGGAGCAAAATGAACTGCACAATATGTAATGAGTATGTGAATCCAAAACGAATTAAAATTGGCTATAAAACTTGTCTAAAATGCGGTCAGCATTTTGCTGAAAAAGAATCAGCAAGAAGGAAGAAATGCATTGCTCCTGCATTCAACAAAGGTCCATACATGTATGTGACTGGTAAAAGTATGGCAAAGGATGTAGGCAAGTAAAGCTCGCCCCTGCTGGCATACCGGGGTCTAAACTTGTATGCCACTATATGGATACCCATTAGAACAAATACCGTGGATGCGGAGTGTTAATTGGGACAGGCGGTTTGTCCCCACTCATGCAACCGTCTAATGGGTATCCACATAGTATTTTATTGTTGAAGCATTATCAGGTGTATGGGCGTTGCAGGACGCTGCGACAGAGCAAGCGTGGCTCAGAGAAAATGGCCAACTCAAAACACGAGGGCTGCTTCTTAACTTTGGTGCGGTAGGTAACACCAGAGACTATGTGCCGATTTAGCTCAGAGGTAGAGCAGCTGATTTGTAATCAGCAGGTCGTCAGTTCGAATCTGACAGTCGGCTCCATTTAACAACAGGGGTGCAATATGCCTGGATCTGGAAAAGCAAAGCAGAAGAAGATGGCAAAGAAGAAGCGGCACAAGGAGTGCCTTGCCATCAAGCGCAAGAAGAAGGCTGAAAAGAAGGGGAAGTAGCCCAACGGCAGAGGCAGGAGACTTAAAATCTCTACAGTGTGGGTTCGAATCCCACCTTCCCTACCATTTTAATGAGGAATTTGAATGATGCCTAGAATTGGTGATGATCTTACACTTGAGCCGCCTCTTGATCCTCCTGATGATGATGAAGTGTGCGATGATGAGTATGACTACTCAGATTATGAGTCAAAGGAAGACAATGCTGCGTACTGGGGTGACTGGGATTGACCTCTAACACTCTTTACATTCTCAGGGGTGTTCCTGGGTCTGGTAAGACCACTCTTGCCAACTTGATGACTATTGGATTCAATTCTGTGGACATTCATGCTGTGGCCTATGCTGCTGATGATTACTTCACAGATGAGAATGGCAATTACAGGTTTGACAAGAAGCGTCTTGGCGAAGCTCATGATTGGTGCCAGGACAGAGTGCTCGCTGATATGAGAGCAAGGATTCCTGTCATCATTGTGCACAACACTTTCGTCCAGATTTGGGAGATGAAGCCGTATATGGATATGGCAGATGAGAGTGGTTACATTGTCAATGAGATTGTCTGTAAGGGGCGATGGATGAATCAGCATGGAGTCCCTGATGAAGTCATTATCAGTATGCAGAATCGTTGGGAAGATTGATAAATAAGCACCCGTAGCTCAGTTGGATAGAGCAGCTGCCTTCTAAGCAGCGGGTCGCAGGTTCGAGTCCTGCCGGGTGCGCCATCACCCAAACTTTAGGTTTTATAACCCAAAAGAAAGGTGGAAAGCATGAAGGTTTTCGAGGAAATCGGAAGGTTCTGGTCTGCTAAATCTTTGCTAGTTGGAAAGATTGGAGAACATGAACACTGGAAAGTTTATAGTGAACTAGAGACTGGGAACATTATTGAGTATTACGAAGACGGGGAGTGCAAGAAGGAGTTGGTACTACCGTGGGAGCCAGAGCTATTGATTGCCATTGGCGAAGCGATCTGCGCTCTAGGGAAAACAAATAATGAATAAGTCTAAAGAAGCAGAGGACCGCATTGAAACGCTCCAATCTGAAGTTGAAGAAAGAAAGCGCTTGTGGGTTGAAGCGATGGACGAGGCACAGACGCAGAAAGATCGCGCCGCTGCCGCCGAGGCCCGCGCCGCCGAGTTGGAGGACGAGCTGCGCCGTCGCCAGGAGATCATCGACGACGCGCGCATTCGGATGGACAAGCTTGACCTCGCAGACCGGCTGGCGGAGGCGGCGAAACCCGCGATCAAGCAACTCTTTAGCTACGATCACGCACCCGGCGTCCGAGTGGCCGTCCCTCTCAAGGAGGCCCTCGCCGCCTACCACTCGGCGAAAGCTGTCGTGAACGATCCGCACCCGGACACGGAGCGGCTGGACTGGCTCCTCCGTGTCTACCGTCTCGACCGTGAAGCAATCGACGCAGCGCGGGAGGGGAGTCGTGAGGATTAAACTGTTCTACTCGCCAGAGGGCCTGTAGCTCAACTGGTTAGAGCACACGTCTTATAAGCGTGCGGTTGTGGGTTCGAGTCCCACCAGGCCAACCATTATGGGTAAAATAGTAATCTTCATAAGCATGGATGACCCACAAGAGAAGTGGGATGCTCTTTATGAGTATATCCGCAAATATGATATTGATGAAAGGGAGGTAGTTGATGATCTAGAATATGAAAATACAAACAAATTGAAGTTTTACTCAGAACCTGAAGATTGAAGGTAATGTAAATGGAAGATGGTTACTGTGTAGTTTGTGGTGATTTTGATGAACTTGATTCGGAAAATTGCTGCCCAAACTGTGACCTAGATGAATTGGAAGAAGATGGCAATTAAAATCACTACAGTTGATGAGTCCATCAAAAGTCAAGGGCTAAAACTTCTTGTTTATGGCCTTTTGGGCACTGGTAAGACAGTTCTTGGAGCAACTCCTGCTAGTCAGGATAGCCCTGTGCTGTTTATCAATGCTGAAGGTGGTCTTTTGTCACTGAAAGATATGCCTTCTGAGAAGAAAAAGCATATTTCTGTGGCAACTGTGCGTGGTTTAGGTGATGTGGATGAGATTTACAACACCCTTACCACCACAAAGGACTACAAATGGGTGGTACTTGACTCAATTTCTGAGATTGCTGAGGTTGTTCTAGCAGAACAGAAGAAGCAAGAAAGAGATGGGCGTGCCGCATACGGAAATCTGGCTGATATTATGAATGTCACGCTCAGATCTTTCCGTGATATTGAAGGCTACAATGTATACATGTCTGCAAAGATGACTCGTTATACAGACGAGATCACCAATCGCACCATGTATTGGCCTTTGATGCCTGGTAGGCAGCTTACCAATGGTATTGGGTACATTTTTGATGAGGTTTTTGCTCTAAGAGTGGAAACTGATCAGGAAGGTAACCAAACAAGATGGCTTCAGACGAGCAGAGATGTTCAATATGAAGCAAAAGACAGGTCTGGTAGACTAGATATGTTTGAAGAGCCTGACCTTAACCACATTGAAAATAAAATCAATGGAATTTCAGAGGAGAATGATAATGGCACGGCTTCCGCTTAATGACTTTCGGGCTTCCCAGCAGGAGAAGATGGGTTCTTTCACTCCTATCCCTGCCGGAGTCTACACAGCACAGATTACCAAGTCTGAAGTCAAGGAAACGAGAGATGGAAATGGTCAGTATCTGAACCTGACCTTTACAATTCTCGATGGTGAGTATGTTAATCGTAATGTTTGGGCACGGCTGAACATTATCAATCAGAACCCTCAGACTGTTGAGATTGCAAATAAGGCTCTTGCTACTATCTGTGAGTGCTGCAATGTTGACGCACTTGATGACACAGAGCAGCTTCACAACTGTCCTATGGAAATCAACGTAATTGTCAAAGAGGCAACTGCTCAGTACCCTGCTCAAAATGATGTTCGGGGTTACACTGCTATTGCTGGAGTTACTGGTGGTCCTGTTTCAGGAGCTACTCCTGGTAATGGGGGTGATTCCTCTGGTGGGAAGACTCCTCCGTGGAATAAGTAGACAACAGTAAGGGTTTTTTGGACATTCCCTTGGGCTAAGTATCTTGTCAAACCGGGGGGTCGGGCAGGAAGGGACTGGAAGCGTTGGGTACTTTCAGGCTGTTGTTATGGCTATATTTTCAAAGATAAACAAACAAGATGATTCTCTTGTCGAGTTAGATCAAAATAAAGTTGATATGATTGCTTACATGCTTTTAGTTGAAAAGCAGAGTATGCAATACATTGAAGATGAAATGCAAATACCAATCACTATACTTGAAAGTATAGTTGAAGCTAGAACGCATAAGAATAAGTGGCTAAATGCCATCGCCCGTTGGGGCAGACTCAATTTAATTGAAATGTAAATGTGAATGCCTTCGACCTTTTGAGGGGTAACGGTTAGGGTGTTGACAGAATACGAATTTTTGGATCTTTTCCCAGGTAAACTCTGCTTTGTTACCTTGGATGACAAAAGACAAGATCCTACGCTTTTACATTATCATGAAGGATACAAGGAATCGCGTGAAGAGATTCTTTCAATCCTTCGCAATGAAAACAAATCGAAAAACCATCGAGGTGTTTACTTTTGCGTTAATGAGATAGATCGCAATTTAGACTTGCCAAGGAAAAGAACTGAAGCGATGGTGATTCGCTTTAGGGCTGTGTTTCTTGATGATGACATAGTTCGTGATGAACCTAGGAATGATTTTAAAATCAAGCCTTCTATTGTTGTCGAATCAAGCCGTGGCAAGTATCATTATTATTGGCTAACTGATCTTCGTTTCACTGAGGAAAATGCTCAGGAATGGGACAAGGTCATGATAACGCTAATTGATGAGTATGATGGTGATCCTGCTTGTAAGGATAGGGTGCGCATTCTTCGTGTGCCTAAATTCAAGCATCTGAAAGGAAAACCTTTCATATCCAGAGTTGTAGTCAATAATGATATCAAATATAGCTGGGATATAATCAAAGGTGCTTTTCCTCCCAGTGAGCATAGCAGGCCTACAATCAGGCTTACCAAAAAAGATGGTACAACTGAAAGGCTAAGGCTCAATGACTATAAAACTGCAACTGATCTAATAAGGTCTGGTCAAAACTATCATGATTCAATTAGATACCTTGGCTTACACTATTCGAACATGGGAATGTCTGGTGAAGAGATACTTTCACTTTTACAGACTCTCATGGAAACCTGTGAGGTTAAGGATGATAGATGGCTCCAGAGATGCAATCAACTTGAAGATAACCTCAAAGATTGGGTAAAGTTTGTAGAGGATAAGCCTCTTGAAACAACTCAGTTTGAAATTATCGAAGAGGGTGTACTTTCAACTGATCTTGAGTTCCCTCCTGGACTTATGGGTCAACTCTGCAAAGAATTCTATGAAATGGCTCCTCATCCAAATGAAGAGATTGCCATAGCAGGAGCATTCACTCTTGTTGCAGGAATTATAGGCAGAGTTGTAAATATAAATGGAATGGGAACAAACCTTTATATAACACTTGTTGCAGAATCAGGACTTGGTAAAGATGCTGCAATCACCGGAATCAATAAAGCTCTGAGCATACCTGAGCTTATGAGCCAAGGCATTCAGATATTTCCTGAGCAATCTCCTACTGCTGAAAAAGGTCTTGTAAAGCTCATGTGGGATTATCCATCAAGAATACTGGTTGATGATGAAGCTGGTATTATGGGGCAATCAAGATCAGGTGATCAGGCAACTCTGAGAGCATCTAAGCTGAAGATGTTTTCAGCATCCTCTGTTGGTTCAGTTTATACTGGTAGGCAATACTCCACAGATAGGATTCCATTTGTTAATGCACCTTGCTTGACTGTTCTTTCTGTATCAACTCCTGCTATTTACGCAAAGTTGTTGTCAGATAGAGATGCAGCAAGAACTGGTGAACTTAACAGAATGTGGATGATTGAAACCAGAAGGATGAAGGCATATCTCAATAGAAATATGAAAAAGGATTTTTCTGATGAGGTGAAGGAAAGGATCAAAGATTTGGTCTTGTTCTCACATCAGATAAATAACAAAAGAACTGATGGTCCTGCACAACCAACAGTGATACATATGGATATGTCAACAGTGCCATTCTTTGAAGATAATGATAAATGGACTGATATAGCAAATAAGGCAACTGATCCTATCACTGCTCATGTTGCTAATAGAGCTCATGCCAAGATAGCAAAAGTCTCAACTATTGCATCTTTCTTCAATAGCCCTGATGGCAAATTAGGAATAGATGAATACAAATGGGCTAGTGATGTTGTGTCTATTGAGCTTAGAAATGCACCTGTGTCTATGAATTCTCATGAGGACACAGATTTGTATTCTGTTGTCAAATACACAATGATTCCTGCTATTAAATCCATCATGAATAATAGCAAGCATCAAAGACTCACTTCCCAGAATTGCTTTAGATGGTCACCTGTTCAGCAAAAGGTGAGATATAAGTGCAAGCCTCATGCAACTAGCTTCAAGTCTGGTGAGGAGGTTGTTCTTGACTATATGATGAGAGAAGCACTTGTAAGAAACATTGATTATGAAAAAGACAAGATATTGTGCTCTCGTATGGGAGTTGACAGAAGACATGGCAGAATTCTGCTACTATCAGAGGCGGTGAATACATTCTAATGGTAAAAGTTCCCAAGATTGAAGAGAGTGCTGTAAGTTCAAATTACATTCTTAATCAAGTTAATGCCCCTCAAGGAAGACCTAGCAGAAGGTTGGGTATGTCAACACTTGGTGAAGACTGTGTTCGTAAAATGTGGTATAGGTTTAGGTGGGCTAAGCAAGGAAATATCACTAGAAGGATACAGCGCTTGTTTGATGCTGGTCATTTATATGAAGACCAAGTTATCAAATCACTTGTTGAAGCAGGAATGGAAGTTACAGATCAGCAAGACATGCTTCTTGGATGGGCTGGTCATATTGTAGGGTATATTGATGGTGTAGTAACCAATGTTCCTGAAGCTCCTAAAACACCTCACCTGCTTGAAGTTAAAACAATGAATGATAGAAATTTCAAAGAGTTCAAGAAGAAAGGCATTCAGAAATCACATCCAAAGTATTACAGCCAGGCCCAGGCATACTGTGGTAAGAAGAAGCTAACCAGGATCTTGTTTGCTTGTATAAACAAGAATGACTCTGAGCTTTGGACTGAAAGATTACACTTTGATGATGATCACTATAGGTTCATCATGAATAGAGGTATGGATGTTGTAGGCTCTGAATTAGCACCTCCTAATGTAATTGCAGATAGAGGTAATTTTGCATGCAGATTCTGTGATTATTCAGATATTTGCTATGATGGTGCTAATGCAAAGCAAACATGTAGAAGTTGTAAGTATGCTGACCTAGAAAATGAGGGTAAGTGGTCTTGTAGTCTTCATGAAAAGGATCTTAGCAATGAAGACCAAGAAAAGGGCTGCCATCACTACATAACTATAATCTAATGCCTCAGCATGAAGTAGTTTGGGTTCAGGAAGAATCTGAAAATGTCGAATCATGGGAGTTCCAATATTCTCCAAATACTGTAATATGGAGGTGGGTTGCAAATGTTGAGCCTGTCGATGGATGTGAAAATTGCTATAAAGCAATAATAGAAATTCCTGATCAAACTGCTATGGTTAGAGCAAGGTCTATTGACTCTAACAATATTGTATCTGAATGGTCGAATGCAATTTATTTGAATGAGCCTGAATTTGGAATCATTCCAGCATTATTGTTGCTGATATTATTGAAGAGAAAGTATTATGGCAAAAATAGCCAGAGACTATCAAGATGAAGCTGCCAAGGCATTATTCTTTGCAATAAATAAGCCTGACTGTCATCCTATTGCTGCTATTCCTACTGGTGCTGGTAAAACAGTAGTTATGACTGAGTTCATCGAGCACTGTTTGGGCCAAGACTTTTCAAGAAAAATTCTTGTCTTGTCTCATGTCAAGGAAATCTTAGAGCAAAATTATGACACACTCGAAGAAGAGTATGGAGAGCTTCTTGTTGGACTTTATTCCGCAGGACTTGATCGAAGAGAGATCAAAAAGATCACTGTCGCTGGAATCCAGTCTGTATATCGTAAGCCAGAGAATTTCCAAGAATTTGGAATTGTCATCATCGACGAATGTCATTTGGTTAACACCCGCCAAACCGGGATGTACAGAAAGTTCTTATCTGAAATCAATGCATCATACGTTGGACTCACAGCTACGCACTTTAGGACTGGGCACGGATATATCCATGAAGGTGAGAACTCGCTCTTCAATCGCCTTGTATACAATAAGTGCAATATTGAAGGATTCAACGATCTAATTGATAGAGGCTATCTTAGCAAGTTAGTTGCCAAGGGAACTGAAATGAAACTTGATCCTACTGGAGTCAAGATTTCTGCTGGTGACTACTTAAACAAGGATTTGTCTAAGAAATTAGATAGAGATGAGATTACAAAGAAAGCAGTTGCTGAAATTGTAAGATTTGGAAAGCCATATAAAAAGTGGTTGGTATTTGCAATTGATATTGCACATGCTGAGAATGTAACAAAAGCATTAAGAGGAAGAGGCATTAAAGCAAGCTGTGTGCACTCAAAGATGGTTAGTGACCGATCTGATGTTATTGCTGCTTTTAAGCGTGGTGATATAAAGTGCATTGTAAATGTAGACATTTTGACTACTGGCTTTGATGCTCCTGATATTGATCTTATTGCTATGCTTAGACCAACACAGTCCCCAATTCTGCATGTTCAATCTATTGGAAGAGGCATGCGAGTTGCTAAGGATAAAGATCACTGCCTTGTGCTTGATTTTGCAGGAAATGTTGCACGTCTTGGCCCTATTAATGATGTGACTGTTAATCAAGTCAAATCAGGCAAAAGTGATGGCAAGCCTAGAATGAAAGAGTGCCCTGATTGCCAAGGGTATGTTCATACTGCTGCCAAAGAATGTGAATGGTGTGGCTATAAATTCCCTGTAAAAGAGAAAATTCAAGTTAATGCATATGAAGGTGAAATTGTAAGAACTGACAAGAAGCTTGAGATAAGAAAAGAGTGGCAATCAGTTCTTGGTATGAAATACTACCCACACAATAAACCCAAAAAGCCGCCTATGGTCAAGGCTGTTTATTTCATAGGCAACCAAACAATTACTGAATACATTTGCTTAGATCATAACAACTATGCAGGTCATAAAGCAAGGAATTGGGTTAGGTTCCGATTTGATGGCCCTGAATCTGATATGCCTATGACTTCCAAGGATTTGCTCAAAGCTGTTAGGAAGCGCCAGATCAAGGACCCAAAGAAAATCTTGATCAGCTATGGTAAATGGCCAACAATCCACGATGTAGAATTCTAGTCCCCGAGGGGTATCAGGCTTTGTATACGCCCCTCTAAGGGGCGAACGTCCGACCCTAGCCTACCCTACCCCTAACGGAATAAAGTCGCATAGAGGCGATTCTAGGGGTGTTAGCTGACACTTTTCGAGCATAGTTCCCTAGCCTAGTCTAGCGGCCAGGGGCGTAGGTATTTCACTACTTTCGCCAATCTATGTGATGCGCTATAATAGGTTCTTAACCAAGGAGTTTTTGTGCCCAAACTGATCGTTTTGCTCAATGAAGGTCTTTACAAGACTGTAGAATGTGAACCTGAATTTGAACTAAATTTCTTAAATGGAATAATTGGAGGCTGGCCTGAGTGTGCACTTCAGGTTCCAAGCCCTAGCTATCTTTTTGAAAGTGTAAATGGAACAGACTGGTCACTTGATCTGTGGTGTGATGAGGAGGGCCATCTCAAGCGCCTGCCTTTCACAGTTAATAGACCAACTGACTTGCACCCTCTTGTTGGTCCAATTGTCATTTGCAACAGAAGAGAGTTTTGGTGTGATGATGGCAGGGACTTTAGACTCAGACCATTTGATGATAATACTACAAAACAGATCCGGGATGTTCTTCGTGAAAGAAACTGGGCTGAAGAAGTTTTCAATGCTGGTGATGTAGGATCACCTGAAACAGATGGCGGAGAAGCAGCATAATGTATATAATTGGTGCAGGTATGGCTGGGTGTTTAGCAGCTATACATTTTCCCAATTCAGTCATACTAGAAGGCAATCCTGAACCAACTAGGAATCATTTTGCACTTCTAAGAATGAGAACAAATAGAATTGAGGAGATGACTGGAATAAAATTCAAAAGAATTATAGTTGATAAATTCATATGGGATGAGCAGACGTATGACTGTACACAGTCTGTTCTTCCTAGACACATAATCAATTATTCAAGAAAGGTCTCTGGTGTAGCATCCAGCAGATCCATAGTGAACTTAGAACCAGAATTGAGATTTATACCTCCTGATGATTTTCATAGCATCATGCTAAATAATCTTGAAGGTAGAATTAAATATGATCAAAAAGTAACAAGTATAACCCCAAATTATATTGAGTGTGATGGTGGTGCATATGAGACTGGGTTTGAGCCTACTATAAGCACACTTCCCATATCTGTGAATATGAAGGCCACAGGTATTGATGTTGATTATCAGCCTAACATTCCTGAGTCTAAGACCATATATGTTCGCAGGATTAAGCTGAAAAAATTCAATATGTTTACCACTATATACTTTCCAGATCCAATTGTGAATGTATATAGGGCAAGCATTTCTGGCGATATACTTACAATTGAAAGTATTGATGAGCCTTGCTCTGATGTATCTATGAAAGTTGCTTTCCAAGCTTTTGGTCTTGATGTTGAAGCAAGTGGTGATTATACAATACTAGATAAAAGCATAAAGCAGATTAATGGAAAGATAATTTCATTAGATGATAATGCTAGGAAATTAGCACTGTTTGAAATGACCAAGAAATGCAATTTGTATTCCCTTGGTAGATTTGCCTGTTGGCGTCAGATACTTCTTGATGATGTTGTAAATGACATAAAGCAGATTCACAAAATGATAACAACTCACCCGTATGATAGGATCTTGTAATGGAAGTCAATCTAATCAACTATACTCCTGATGCTCTCGCACTTTTGATTTACACAAAGAACACTAGGCTTCAAGGCAAGATGTCTTTGCTGGAAATTAAAGAGGCATCTCCTGAGTGGCAAATGGAACAACTCTCTTATATGAGGGACACAATCAAATCAAGCTGGGAGTTTGTTGATTATGTTTTTGAGATTAACAATGTAAGTAGAGCATTTACACACCAGCTAGTTAGGACTCGACAAGGCTCATATGCACAAGAGTCACATCGCTCTGGTGATCTTAGTGATCATCTTTGGGTATCACCCTCAGTAGACAAATATGGTGGTGATGTTATTGCAGAATTTGATACTGCTATGGAAGTATCATTCAGAGCTTATGAGCAGCTTATTTCAGAGGGAATGGAAAGACAAGATGCTCGTGGCTTGATTCCTACAAATGTTGAGACTCACATCATTGCCAAGTTTAATTTGCGTACACTTCACCAGATGGCAGAAGTTAGGCTGTGCACAAGAACACAGGGTGAATACCAAGATGTATTCAGAGCGATGAAAGCTGCTATTATTGAAGTACATCCTTGGGCTGATGACTTTATCAATGTGTTCTGTGCTAATCATGGCACGTGCTGCTTCCCCAGATACACTGAGTGTCCAATCCAAAAGTACACACTCAATAGCGATCAGGAAAGATTGAATACTGTCAAGAGAAATGTCCGTGATGAACATGAGCGCAATAGACATGCTGCCAATCCTGAGGCTCGTGGCGGGGAAACTATGTGATGGATAAGGCTTGGATTGTAGATCTGGATGGCACCCTTACTGATTGTGACTGGCGAGACCAAGTAAAGAAGAAAGCTGAAAAATCTGGAGTTTATGATCTTTATGATCACTTAGGCCACTTTGATCCTCCTCGTCAAAATGTTATTGATTTAGTCAAGAGAGCTAGATCTGGTAATCGTAAGATCATGATTGTGACTAGTCGCTCTGATGCTAGGCGAGATATTGCTATTGCTTTGCTTTCTCGTTTAGAAGTCAAGTTTGATGGTCTATTCATGAGGAAGGAAGGTGACTTGACCCCTACTGCTGAATACAAATTAGCAGAAGTTACAAATCTTACTTTTAATTATGAGATTGAAATGGTCATTGATGATCACCCTGAAGTTTGTAATATAATGAATCAGTATGGCTACAATGTATGCAAAGCAGGGAGAGACATTTGAGGCCGGATGAATCGCTATTTGTACTGTCGGAACTCTATAGGCAAAGAAATGAAGAGTATGGGGACAATTACAAGAACTTCGGTGCTATCATAGAGGTTATGTTCCCTAATGGTATTCACCTTTCTTGTGCTAGTGATTTTAACCGGATTGCTGTTTTATTCCATATACTTGACAAAATCACTCGTTACATAGCAAACTTCGATAATGGTGGTCATCAGGACTCTCTTGATGATGTATCTGTGTACGCACAAATGCTAAAGGAACTTGATCTTGATAGAGCAGCTGTTCAGACTAGGGATGAAAAGAGAACTTCCTCAATTTAAGCAATGGCATAATGATGGCATCGTTCTAAATATTGGAAGTGGTAATGATGTAATAAAAGGATCTGTAAATCTGGATCTTCCAGAATACAATGCTGATGTTGATCCAATTCCATTTGATGATGGTAGTGTAAGCACAATTCATGCATACCATGTGATTGAGCATTTGGCCAATCCTATCTTTTTCATCAAAGAATGCCAACGTGTCTTAACAGTTGGTGGTCTAATTAATATTTGCGTTCCACATTACAAGTCTGAAATTGCTTGGCACGATTTGACTCATAGGAGAGCAGTTGCACTTGATACTTTTGAAACTTTGCTAAAAACTGAATATTACAATACAGGGAATTGGGAACTTGAGCTTATTGGTTCTGTAGCAATAGGCATCGTTGATAGAAACTTAGCAATCCTCACACAACTGGAAAAGATAGAACTGTGATATATGTATTCTTTGATACAGAGACAACAGGCCTTTTAAAGCCTGAAGAAGTTAACCTCAATTTACAGCCTGAAATTATTGAGTTGTATATGGTTAAACTCTCTCTTGATGAGAATAATGAATTCAATTTTGTAGATGAATTTAATAGCTTTATGCGTCCAAAGAGTATGCCTTTAGATCCAGTTATAACTAAGATCACAAACATAACAAATGAAATGATTGCTGATGCCCCAACATTTATCAGCTTGTATCCCAAGATGGCTGAATTTATGACTGGAGTTGATGTCTTGGTAGGACACAACACTTCATTCGATGTTGGAATGGTATGGACTGAATTGGCAAGAATTGAGTGTGAGACTAAATTCCCTTGGCCAAGAATTCAGAAGTGCACAGTAGAGTTGAGTCTCCCAATTGAGCACCATAGATTAAAGCTAAGTGATCTTCACACAAAGGCTACAGGCCATCCGCATGATGGTGCTCATCGTGCTAAGGAAGATACCATGGCTTTAGTCACATGCTATAAATGGCTTATGGAAGAGGGATATGCTCTGTGATAAATTTAGCATTAAGAACTGAATATTCATTCGATACATTTGCACACATTAAGGATATTGTAAATACCGGTGGGTCTGCTATTGGTATTGCAGATCAGAATTCCACCTTTGGTCATTATCAGCATTACAAATTATGCAAAGAGAAGGGCATCAAACCTATTCTTGGTGTAAGGCTTATGGTTACAAAGCCAAGAGAATGGGTAGAAACTGAAGGCAAAAGAGTAAAGATGTGGGGGCCTGTTTACATCTTTATTGCCAAAAATAGAGATGGCCTAATAGAAACATACAAACTTGTAAAGAAAGCATATTCAAATTTTTATTATCATCCATTTATTGAAATTACTGATGTAAGTGATTTATCTGATAATATAATTGTAATTGCTGAAGACATTCAATTTCCTGATAGAGTTGATTACATAGGCATTAGTCCTAAAACATCAGCAAAGGTCTTGCTCAATACTGATATACCAAAAGTAGCAATATCTTGTAATAAGTATATCCACCCAAATGATAGAAGAACATATCAGCTTTTGTCTGGCTCTCAAAGAAGTGGACAAACTTATCCTGAATATATTTTGTCAGAAGATGAGCATCTGGCAATCTGTGGTAGCAGGGAGGCCATAGAAAATACATACAAGATTGCTGACCAATGTGATGTTGAGTTTATCAAATCAGATATGGTCAAATATAAAGGCTTGGCTAATTTTGATCTGCTATGTAAGAACGGTGCAAAGAAGAAGGGAATTGATTTAGAAGACCCTGTTTACAAAGAGAGATTTGAGAAAGAAGTCAGACTCATCAAAGAGAAGAATTATCTTGATTACTTTCTCATTGTTTCTGATATGATCAAGTATGCAAAAGAGACAATGTTTGTTGGTCCAAGTAGAGGATCAAGTGCAGGATCTCTGATTTGCTATCTTCTTGATATTACAGAGATTGATCCGATCAAGTACGATCTCATCTTTGAAAGATTTATTGATATCAATCGTGCAGACTTGCCAGATATTGATATTGATTTCCCTGATGTTAGCAGAAACAAAGTAGTCAAATATCTTGCCAATAAATATGGACAAGATAGAGTTGCTCATATTGCTACAATATCAAGACTAAAGCCTAAGTCAGCAATAGGCATCTTCGGCAAAAATCTTAGTATTCCTTTTGCTGATTGCGAGGATGTTAAGGGAGCAATTATTGAAAGAAGTGGTGGTGATGCTCGGGCTGCTATGTGCATCACAGATACCTTTGATACAACTGAAGTTGGTAAAGACTTTGTTGAGAGGTATCCAAGCATGCGCCTTGTTGAAAAGGTTGAGAATCACGCATCCCATACTGGTACACATGCTGCAGGCATCATTGTTTGTAATGATCCTCTCACAGATTACTGTGGAGTAAATACTCGTGAGAATGTAATCATGTTAGACAAGCACGAAGCAGAAGGATTGAATCTGCTTAAGATTGATTGCCTTGGTCTTCGTACTTTGTCTATTCTACAGGAAGTAGCTGATCGTGCTGGTATGCACTATTCTGATTATTACAATCTTGATCTTGAGGATGAGAATGTATACAAGACTCTAAATGATATGCGCTTATTTGGAGTATTTCAATTTGAAGGATATGCTCTACAAGCAGTTACCCGTGAAATGGGTTGTACAGAATTTAATGATATTGCTGCAATTACATCACTAGCTAGACCTGGGCCTTTACAGTCTGGTGGTGCTAATTTGTATATCAAAAGAAGGATTGGTGTCGAAGAGGTTGAATACCTTAGTGAGCATCCTAGTGTAATAAATACTACAAAAGACACTTATGGAATTATCATCTATCAAGAGCAGCTGATGAGAATTGCCAGGGAATATGGAATGATGTCATGGGAAGATGTTAGTGATCTTCGTAAGGCAGCATCCAAGTCTCTTGGTGAAGAGTTCTTTAACAAGTATAAAGACAAGTTTATGGAAGGCACTGCATCACAAGGAATAGACCCAAGAGAAGCAGAGCATGTATGGAGTAACATGATGACTTTTGGATCTTGGGGATTCAATAAAAGTCATGCTGTTAGCTATGCTTTGATTTCTTACTGGACTGCTTGGGCTAAGACATACTACCCATTAGAGTTCTGTGCTGCTAACATGAACAATGCTAGAAGTGAGCAATCTGCAATACGCATTCTTAGAGAAATGGTAAAGAATGAAGGTATTGATTATGTTGCAATAGATCCTGATGAATCTACAGAAAGATGGGAAATACACGATGGTAAGCTGATAGGAGGCTTAACCAATATTAAGGGTATTGGCCCAAAGAAAGCAGTTGATATAATCAAAAGAAGAAAGAATGGGAACCTTACTCCCAAGATGGTTGATATGCTTCTCAACCCTCAAACTCCTTTCAATATATTATTTCCTGCTAAGCATTATTGGGGTGATATATATGAAAACCCAATGAAGTTTGGATTGAATGGGAAAATATCTGAAATCTGTGACATCAGGGATCAGGGTGAGTATCTATTTATAGGCAGGCTTGCAGATAGAAACTTGAGAGATCTGAATGAATATCAGCTTGTAGTTAAGAGAGGTGGAGACATCATTGAAAATGATACTCTTTATCTTAACTTAACACTGGAGGATGATACAGAATCAATTAGTTGTACAATTGGTCGTTTTGATTATGAAAGGCTAGGTAGAAATATAGCAGAAAATGGTAAAGTTGATCATGACTGGTATTTAGTATTCGGCATAATTGACAGCCATTGGCGTAGAATCAAAATTAAGAATATAATTAACCTTTGGGAGTGGGCAAAGGATGATTGAGCTTTTCAAGAAAACTAAAGATGGTATTAGGTATTGGTCAATTGATATTGAATACCCGACAGCAGAGCTAATAATTGACTATGGTTGGCTTAATGGTGCAATACAGACTCAGTATGAAAGTGTAGAAGAGAATGAGTCTGGTAGACCAATTGATGAACAACTTGAGCTAAGAAGAGACTCAAGAGTAAATGCCAAGATTGATTCTGGATATAGGTATACAGTTGATCAAGCTATAGCAGAGGCTGGTCAGAACACTCTTGGTTTTTACAGGCCTATGCTTGCTAAGAGATTTGATCAAATCAAAAATATAAACTGGGAGAACATGTGGTGCCAAAATAAGTATGATGGCCATAGGTGTCTTATGAGAAGAACGCAAGATGGAATAGTTGCTTATTCTAGGCAAGGCAAAGAGATCACCACTATAGATCACATTACATCAAGTATGCATATACCATTTAATGCTACACTAGATGGAGAGCTATATTGCCACGGAGAAAGTCTGCAGCGAATTAGCTCATGGGTTAAAAGGAAGCAAATAAATACAAAGAAAATTGAATATGTCGTTTATGATTTGGTATCTAAAACAGAACCATATTATGAAAGATATAATAGAATCAAGAATATGAATCTTGGTGAAAATGCAAGAATGGCACCAACAGACAAAACAATATCAGCTGAGCATGTTACACACATGTTACAAAGTTCTATTTATGCAGGATATGAAGGGCTTATCCTAAGAGACAAAAATGCAAAATATGAAGTTGGTGCAAGATCAAAAGGTCTGATTAAAGTAAAGAAATTTCTTGATTCAGAATTCAAAGTTTTGGATGTAATTGAATCATCAGATGGTTGGGGCATTTTAGTTTGCGATACTGGCAAAAGATCAAAGTTCAGAGTTTCTGCTCCAGGAACAATTCCAGAGAAGACTAAAATTCTCAATAATAAGCACGACTATATTGGCCAGTTGGTCACAGTTGAATATGCTAACATGACTGCAGATGGAGTACCATTCCACCCTGTGGCAATTAGATTCAGAGAAGACATATGAACAACGATTATCTAAACTTGATCTTTCTTGCGTTGACTACATTAGTCATAGCAATGCTAATAGGATTTTGTGCAGGAACCACAGAGAGATTATGCCTAACTGCTAGCTTTGGCGCAGAATACTGCCTTTCTGATTGAAACAAAAAAGCCCCTCTAAGCGCCTAGATTCTTCCCCTAGCCTAGCCTATAGGCTCTGAGAAAAAGTCGCTTAGAGGGGCTTCTGCACGGCCCTAGGTAGCGTTTTAGGGACGAAGCTACATACCAATCCTTGCATTGTGTGCTCTACAAAATTGAGCTAACCTGCCTAAGAAGTCAAGAATCAACTGATCTCTTTCCATTTGTGATTCTTCCCTACCAAGACTTCTGATTGCTTCCAATTCCTCTTCACTTGCCTTAGAGCAAGGAGGAAAAGAGGAATCTGTGGCATACCTACCGTGACAGCTTGCTCCAAGCGTCAGCCACAGAATCACTATCAGTGTGAACAGGCTCAGATTCGATGAGCTTAGCAATCTTCTCACGCCTATTCCTTGCCTTCTGAATATCAATCAAAGCAGATTGTTTTCCACTTTCTTTAGCACTTTTTCCATAAAGAACTGCAACTGTGAATGCAGCTGCCAAAGATGCTAAGAATGAAAAGAAAGTGTACATTTTAATCTACCGATCCAGCATTCCTACTCTTGCCAATATTGTTAGCAATAAAGTCCCAAGCTAAGCGAACAGGCTTAGGCCAAGTGGACTTGAATTCTTCTGTGAAGAAAGAGGCATCAAGACCTGCCACAATGTAAGCAAACATGGCATAGGCAGGAACAACCCACCAGTTGCCTTCAGAAAAACTATTTATAAAAGCAGGAACATCACTCATATACAATCTCCAAAGTTTGGTCCAAGTAACATGGCCCTTACATTTAGGCCTGGGCATTCAGTCGTGTTGACTAAATCTCTGTGTCCATAAGTCCTGATATCAGGATAAAGCACAATCACAGAAAGGTAGTGCTGGAATAGTGATCTTACTTGCATCCTATTCCATTTATTTGCTTCACTAGTATTATCACCTGTGAGGCATATGGCTATACTTCCAGTATTGTAAGGCTTTTGTGCTGCAGGTGCATATGCCAAATCCCTACCTTTGTGTATAATTCCTTCCTGTGTTATTACATAATGGTAGCCTATATCATCCCATCCATTTCCATCTACATGCCAGCTTTTGATCTCTTCAAAAGTTGTATCTATTGGGCTTGCAGAATGGTGAACTACATAGTTTTTTATAGGCCCATTATATGTCATTGTACCTGCTGTATTATGAAAGCAACTATGCTAGCAAAAGTAGCACAGACTGCAATTGTGGTGTAAATCTTAGTCTGCAGACTGCTTAGAGAACTCTCTAGTTTGTCTATTTCATCTGCCATAAGATTGATTGAAGTTCTTAAGTTCTTCATATCATACGACAGCTTCTTTACCTCAGTTGTTAGAGTGCCCCATTCTCTTCCAGTAGGACCCCCATTAATTTCTGTCAAGACTAATCACCAACCTTTCAGCACAGGCTAGAAGCAGGCAGTATTTGGATTGTGGAACTCCCTACCAACTCCAAGTCCATCACAGAAGCAATACTGATCGTCAGTATCATTGTAGAAGACATATGCCTCAGGAGCATTGGCACAAGGATCAGTAGTCACAGGCTTTCCAGTTAGAATTTGTGCACCGTCTGTGGCATTGTCAGGGGCATGAGCAGTTGAATATCTCAAGGGCTGTGATGTTGTCGTATCGTCAACCCATATGTGGTTGCCATCATCATGTTCACCCTTTAGGGCTATATGCCCATTGTTCCAAAGCCCACCAGCGTGAGTTATGTTCCCATAAAAGCTAGGATTGCTTGCACATATGGTTGCACCAGTTCCACAAGTCTGATCATCAGCATAGAATACAGATCCTGCAGAGCCATAGCCAAGCTGATTGTAGACATAAAACGCTCTTCTTCTGCCGCTTATGTTAGAAGAATTAGCACCAGTTGCAAATGGCTGAAGCATTCTTATGCCGGCAGAGCCATTGTATGTATTGTCGGTGCCACGGAAATCATGTCTCAAATCAATTATGTATGATTGATAGCTAGGGTTGTTCGACACTAAGTTCTGAGTCTGTGAAACAGCACTTACTGCAGGGTTGTTATCTGCATGAGAACCAACAGTTAGAGCAGTTGGCAATATACTACCATCATAGTTTATTGCGACACTATGCTGATATAGTCCATCGTAGGTAGTATCAGAAGTTTGTATTCTCAAGGGGAAAAGGGGATTTCGCGGCTGAACTCTCCAGTTATAGAATGCATTATTCTGCCTAGTCTTCCATTCAAACTGGTGTGCTCTCCAGCCTTCTTCTACATTACGTGATGTGACACTAGCAACCGTTATAGTAGCAGTATCACCGCTAGCATCAGTAACAGTTACAGTTGTTCCTTCTAGCTGTCCAAAATCATGAATCCACTCAAGAAGGTTTGTAGATATTGTGTTGTAAGACCTAACATAACCACGAGCATTTGTACCAGCACTAAATGTAACAAACTCACCAGGCTGAGGATTAAAACCTGCTTGCGGACTTGTAACAGTTGCTCTATTTATGGGCGGGTAAAGGTCATAGTTTAGCTCAAACCAGGTTTCATCACCAGTCGCAGTGGCTCTATATGAGCCCTCCCAAGATGCATCAGCAGCATGTTCATATTGATTATAAGCACCAGGGGAATTTACACCCGTCTTGTTGTAAAAGTATCCTACTAAATTATTTGCTTCTGGTGCAGGTTGGGCTGCAAATTGATTCGGATTTGGATATGTGATTCCATATCCTAATTGAGTTGTTGCAGGATCAGTTATATTTCCATTGATCAGGTTCTCATTTTGAAATGAAGTAGGTGAGGGCTGAGTTGATTCACCTGTAGTTGCAGGCTCCCAGCTTGACCCATTGTACTCAATGACCTGGCCGGTTGTAACCCCAGCTGTACTAACATCAGTCAGATCATTAAGTGCTAGGGATGCAGAACCTCCAGCAGTCCCTAATCCGATGGGTGCTCCTCCAGGCCCACATACACAAGTAGACTTAAAGCTGCCGCCTCCATCAACTCTGCCATCACCATTGGAATCTGTGCATGCTCCAGCACTAGGTCCATCATCAATAACTGTGAATACAGTTCCCTGAAGAGTTCCTGTTGCACTACAATCAGGAGACTGTGCAGCAAGGCTTATGTTCCAATCTATTTCAGAAACATTCTTAGGTATGCACTCTGTTGGCCAAGCCCTCGATGCATCCCATGCAAATGTTGTTTGGACTTCCTCACCAATTCTGTTTGCACCACAAGAAAGAAGTCCAATACCATCGTCAGCAACTCCTCCGTTGAACCCAGCATCCATATTTAGAACGCCAAATGCAACTGGAGAGTAAATTCCAAATGCAATTTTGCCTTGAGTTACTATGTTATCAGCAAAATATATCCTTGCATTATCAGGATCGTCAGTCCCTCTGATCCCAAAAACAGCAGAATCAGGATTTGCAGTTTGGAATGAATTATCCGTTACATTAATCCCACCAGGGCCAATTCCACCAAGAGCTATATCAGCAGAGGATTTGACCAGAATGTGGGCACTGTAGCTAGGAGCCGCGTCATTAATATTAGTCGTCTTTGCAGATCTTAAGAAATCATTATGGTGTATATCAATAAACTCATTGTGACCTCCGCTGACGCCATTACCACTTGGATTATCACCAGCTATGTATATAGAAGCGCCGTATGAACGGTTCCCTGTTATATTTGTAAAAGATCCAACATCAAAGACATTCTCTGAAATATCAATATACCTTACACCTCTGCCAATATTCAAACAAGTGCTAGAAGATTGTAAGCACTTATTGCCAGAGAAAGTACCATAGTCACCAATCATATCAACAACAGAAGAAACCTGATTAGTTCCAGTGCCATCTGTACTAAGAATGTTAACATCATTTCTTTCAAAAATGTTGTTTGTTATCTTATACATAAAGCCTTGGTTTCTAATGAGCCAAACGCTAGCAGACTGATTCCCAGCACTATTGATTGTATTAAGTGCAGTATTATCAGAAACAACATTATCTGTGAACTGCATGTAGTTGCTAATATCTACAAGCCCACCGCCAGTGTTGTATCGGAAAATGCTATTTCTTACCTTGGCATTTGCTAATGAAGGAGCTGTATTTATAGCACCACCAGAACCCATTGCTGTATTGCTGTTTATGATGCCAATGTTATCAAGTGTGATGTTATATCCAGATGAAAGCGTTATAAGAGAGCCATTATCGCAAACAGCCTGAGTTCCATCAGTACAGCCTCCAGTTCCGATGTAATCGTTGTGCGTAATATAGAATCCTGTTACTGTGATTCCTTGAGGCATCCTAGATTCATCTATTCTAGCTCCAACTGTAGCAACTCTGCTATTGCCGCTGCCACGATCAATCAAAGAAGAGCTATCAGATCCCATTACCTCAAAGGGTATAGTGGGCCTTGTGTTCCCAGCACCATTTATGTTCTCAAGAACAGGTATCGGGCCAAGGCTAACAAGAAGACCTGAATTTGCAGTTTGCCCATTAACAGCAGACCCGCAAGCACCACCAATAGATCCAACTCTTATAAGAGTTCTGCTGATTCCTCCTCCCATGTTTGTTTGGGTAAGAGTGTGTAAAGAACCAGGGGTCATATTGTTAGTTACATATCCACCACTGTTTTCAATGCAAAGTGTATTGCCAGTATCAATATCAGAACTAAGCCTGTTATTTCCACCAGTTGCAGCATCACTAGCAGGCAAGTTTGTATTATCACAAACTCCATCACCAGTCAGATCACCACAATTTCCCTTTCTAATTCCAACTCTTACAATTGCAGAACCAGCACCAGTAGCATTCGGATCGCCAATCTTAAAGTCACCATTGATAAGTGTGGTTCCGCCTCTGACTGCAGTCCAGGTATTTCTCAAACCCTTGTTGTGAACAAAGTGTGTTCCATCATACTTAAGGTCAAGGAAGCCATCTGTATCAACGCCCTGGCCCTCAAGGGTCATGTTGGAGTGTATGGCTTCAATACCAATCAGAGCCCTACCCAATTCATTAACAGCACAGGTCTGTGTGTAATCTTGACTAGTAGAATTCCAACAATTGTTGCTAGTTATTCCATTTCCTTTCAGTACATAAGTTCCAGTCTCGAATACAACCTTAGTGCCTTCTTTGTACTGGTTTCTTATTGCATTGAAGTCATCTGCAATGTCATCCCAAATTCTCTGTCCATGAAAGCTACATTCTTCAGGATTATTTGCAGAGTCTGCTCCAGCACCGCCGCCAGCAACAGACCAATCAAATTGTGTTATATTTGTCTCACTAGTAGCATGAGTTCCACAAAGCCAACCATATGAATAGCCAGAGGTTGTACTGGAATCTCCACCACAATCACAGGTGTACCAAGATGTACCATCACCATCATGATCCTGGGGCATATTTATTATGTTATAGCCTCCAGTTATATCACCTATAGTTGCTAACTGAACACCGCCAATCTGAGACTCTAGCTCAGGAAGTGTGTCCATTTCTGCAAATACAGGATCAGCTTCAGTTGTTACAATAGTAGATCCAATCTGAGACTCTAGTGCTGCAAGACTATTCATCTGCTTGAAGAAAGGATCAACCTCAACAATGGGCCCAACCTGATTGGATCCACAAACTTCAAGTATGCTACTCCCAGTGCCGGTTATTGCGGTGTTTACCTGTGCTCTAAGGAATTGTGTTGTAGTTGCTAAGAAGTCTGCATCAGCAGTAAGTGCTGCAACAACAGGCGAGCCACTACTGTTAATATCTGCAATCATATCTGTGCAGCTATTAGTGTCTACGCCATCAGTACAAGACTTGAGTGTTATGTCAGCACCAGTTCCTGTTCCATCAAGCTTATCATATACAAAACGTGCATTTGTAATTGCTGTTGTATTCAGAGCAGGAGTGTAAGAAGATGCAGAATCAGCATAGCTAAGTCTGAGGTATCGGCACTCTTCACCTGCTATCATATCAGTAGTGAAAGGTGAATACCTATCAACATACCAATCAGCAGCACTAGCACTAAAAGGCATCAAAAGGGCAAAAACTAAGAGTATGAATTGTTTCATCTTTTATTACCTGTAGAAGTAGTATGCATGTGTGGAAAGTGTTACAGTTGGCACTGAACTAGAACTTCCATATGATTTTGCAAAATACTCTCTATTTGCATTCACTTTAACTTTTGCAGTTCCAACTGATTCCAAATCAAAAGGAGAACCAGTATAAGATCCATCAGTGATATTGGAATCTGAAAAAGCATAATCAGCAACGTCAGATGAAGTAACCATTAACCTGAATAGCCTGTTATTATTGGATGATACATAGTTCATTTTACTATACACCATGGCATAACAATCAGGAGGGCAGCGATTTGACGTAATTGTTTGTCTTGTATTGATAGCAAAGGCAGAACTTATATCAGGATCATTATTATCATCATAGTAGAAATAATTTGGATCTGTAGAGTGATTGAAAAACTTTACAATACCACTACTAGCATCAGTCAGAACCCAACCAATCTGTCTCCAATTAGGATATGTGCTTGCTCCTGCAGCAATTCTTAAGTTGGAAGCAGTTGGATTTGTATCAAATCCTGCATCAGTACCAGATGAACCTGATATGATAAAAACTCTGTAAAAGGTATTTGGATTCAAAGAAATAGTAGAAGGTCTACCACCACCATTACCTGCAACCCATGTAGCACCAATATTCTTATTAAGAGTTGTTGCAAGATTAGCGTTTATGTATGTTCCAGCAGGGCTTGAATTTGTAAAAGCAGAACCAGTAGCAATTTGAATTTCTGAGGAATTTATCCAGCTGATAGTCATCCCATCAATGTGACCAGGAGGGTAAATATTGGCAATTTGAGGCTTAATGGATCTTTGCAGAACAACAAAAGTTGTTCCATTGAATCTGACTTCGCAATCTCTAGTTGTATCTATATCACCAGCTAATAGCGCAGTCTCTTCACCAACTATTGCATATGTTACACCCCTGTAAGTTAGATTAGGTGTAGCAATTGTATTTGCACTAGCAGGCCTAAACTTCAGTGTAAGGCCAGTATATATAGCAGTTCGAGTGAAAGAGTTGTTGGCATGTGCTAAATTGTATGCACCACCAGATCCACTATCTGTGCACCAAATTGCAAAACCTGTGCTAAAGCGATCGAGCGCCGCAATCAATTGGTCTAGAGCAGATGCACTAGGGGTCTGGCCTGATGCAGTAATAGCATTAAGAATCTCACTAGTCACCTGGTTTGATTCTCCGGCAGCGTAAATGCCTTGTGCATTAGCTCCGCCGTTTGCAACTTTATTATTTATTGAGTCCATTATAACCCCGTGAATAGAATATCACAATGTGCAGGCTTTGCTTTCCTCAGAACACATCGTAAAAGTGCAGCCCCAGCATCCTGGAATGGAAAATCAAAAGTGTAATCAAAAGAGTTTTGAGTTTCCAACTGAGTCACAACTATAGTTTGCCTTGCTCTAGTTGCAATACCAAATCCTCTGCTTGCAAGAACATATCCTTCATTAACACCAGTGAAATTAGTAGGATTAGGAGGCAAAGTATCATTTATAGTTATATAGATAGCTTCACTTCCAGGTGCAGTATTAAAAGAGTGAACTATAAAATTACCACCAACGCCTGATGTTGTATTAATAACTAGGCACTTCATACCAACATAGATTAGAGAAAAATCAGGAGGTGTAGCAAACGAAGTTATTTCATAATCTGCAACTGTACTGGTAGCTATTGTTGCATTAGAATCAGACAAGATGACTGCATTATCAATACTTAGCTTTGGATCTTCTGTGCCATAGCCACCTTGATTTACAGGCACATGATCAATTCCGCTTCTTACCTTGATATCCTGGCCAATTCTTTCAGCAAAAATTTCAAAGTCAGATGAAGTCTGTATCCCCAGAGAAGACAGCTTTAGTATTACATTGTTTCTTCTTTCTTGCAATGTTGCCCCAATAGGGAAGCAAGAGTCAGGTATTCCTACAGCACTCTCCCAATTTGTTATAAGTGTTTCAGTAGTATCAGGGAACCACTCATTAACAAATGCTGCAATTTCAGTTTCCATCCTAAAGAATTCTTCAGCAAATCCAAGAAGCATTCTCCTCAGGTTTGAAGATTCATCTTTAGCTGCCTTGAAAGAATCACCACTTGGAAGGTAATTGTTTACAAATACTTCAATATTGTTTTCAATTGTCATATCACACCGGATATGTTGTTGTGCCTAATATCGGCAATTGATTGGGAGCAGGAGTGACATCAGCAGCAGGAACTGTCATTGTAAAGCTAGTGACTCCATCGCCTGTGCTTGTATCAATTGTGGAATTTATTGCAGATCTTATGTCATCTAACGTAAGAACTTCACCAGGAGCAGCTTGAGTTTCAAATAACTGTGTCAAGTTCTGTGTTATGCTGGACTTCATGTTTGCAGTATTTGGAGTCAATGCTGTAAGAGTCACTGCAACACTAACAGTTGCTGCTTGTGCAACAATAACGTCATTATCAGATGTATCAGCAGGCTTTATTGCTAAAACTGCTTGCTTAACTTCATCAATCTTTGTAGTGCTGGGAATAGGAGGTGTGGAACCATCAACTAACGGGTAAATTGTCACTTGCCCAATATTAGGCGTTATTTCTTTTACATAGACTCTAGTTATGGAAGTAACTGCAAGTGCAACTGTCTCTATCTGTGCAACGTTAAAGTTAGCAACTGGCTTTCTCAATCTATCAAGCAGTCTCTTTCTAAGATCAGCATTGCTCTCTTGATCGGATCCACCACTTAGACCTAAAGGCCCAACCATGCCAAGATTGGTGATACCAGCAACTCCAGCTGTTAGACTAAGCCCAGTAAAAGCTGCAAGGTTTGTTGCTTTGCCTGTTGATATAGATCGGATAGTCACTTCATTACTACTGAAACCAACAAGTGTGGTACCACTAGCAGGAACTGTTCCAGTAAGCGGAGCAGTAACAGTAAAAGTATTTACACCAGTTGTAGTTACTTGTCTGACGCCATCAAGCTGAGAATAGGATGAGAATGCGAAGTTGCAATCAGCACCAGTTGGAAGATAATGGTCATTATAAGTAACTGTGAATAAATCACCACTTCTAGTCCAAGTTGCTGGCTGTACTACTGTGAGCCTTAGGCCTGAAGAAGCAGTAGTTTCATACAAGTTGCCATTGCTATCAGTTAGAGATGTACCAGCAGGAATTAGTCCAGTGGGGAATACTGACCCTGTGTAATACCAGACTCCAGTTGAGCTATCTCCTGCCTTTCTCGAAAGGTTATAAATTGATGCCCAGCGCTCAATATAAAGGCTAGTCGTATCAGGGAATAGCTCTGTAATAAGCTGATTTATAGAGTGATAAAAGCTGTACACTCTTTCAGCAAATGCATCAGCTAATGTACCAAGCCACTCTCCAGCAATAAAAGGATTAGCAATCGGCAGATATGATCTAATATCTGCTTTGATTCTATCCCTAACTTGCTTTGCATTATCAGGTAGATTCAGCATTACTTACCCGTGCCATCCCAAATTGCGTAGTATTTTTCTTCAGTAGGGCCATCTGGACGCTCAATTGTTACAGTGAAGTTGACCCTATTTTCGAGTATTTGTATTCTTGATCTAACTCTTGTAGCAATGCCTGTGGCTACAAAAGTTCTTTCCAGTGCTCTCTTTACCTCAGACTTTATGAGGTTTATATCCTTCTGAGTCAATCTTAACTGATTGTAGACCCAGAATCTTGATCCCACAGGCACAGGATTGTCTTGGTTCCCTATCCACCCTCTTCTCAATTCAGGGATTTGTACCTGTCCTTCTTCTGCTCTTTCCTCAGAAAGAATAGTGTTTATAATTGCAGATTCAAAAGAATCTTCTGTTTCCAACTGGCCTTGGTCATCAAAACTGATATCATAATAAGAGCCAGTATGTGTTAGTTTGGCATCATGCTTAGGCATTAGTTCTCCGGTATTGTGCCTTGCGTGCCACCACGCGTATGCCTATGCTCTGTTAAATCAACAACGCCATTGCTGTTTGTTACGTTTGTAGCTCCACCAAATGAAACATCACCAGTCAAAGTGGATTGAAGATCAACCGTTAAGTTTGCATCTATTTCAACATTTGATTGAAATTGAGCAGTGCCTGCTACACCAAAAGTTCCAGTCACATCAAGGTCACCATTTACCTGTGTGAGCGGGGCTGTAACATTAACCTGTACATCACTTGCTATATCAATTGTTCCATCTGCTTTGAAGTGCATCTTTGACTTTGTCGCAGGGTGATATACAATCACCTCTCCAACTGCAACAGGGATTCTATCTTGTGCAGAGCTTGGAAAATCAACTCTCTCTTCTGGTCTAGCATTAGGAGAGACAACTAATGTAAAGCTATCAGGAGTTGGAACTGCATGGAACCCAAAAGGGAACCAAGGAACTGACTCGCCAAGTTTCCCTTTGTATTGGATTTGATGCTTAGGCATAGCAAACCCATCACTACCAGGGGTGACGACAGCTGCTAATTTAATTAGACTCTGAAGTTTCTGTACTAAAGACAAAGTCAAGTAGCCCCTTTTTGGCAGAGAAGGTTGCTTCTTCAGCAGCTAATTTGTATGAATTTTCATTTACAAGTTCTAGCGAACTAATAGCACCTTGAGGCCCATAGTTGAACTCAACAGAGTTGATAAGAAGATTATCACTTATTTGGGCATACTCATCAGAAACTTGAACTACAGTATTGGGCTCCCAAAGTTTATTTTCAGCATTTCTATAACCATAAACTTTGCAACTATAAACTCTGCTTCTTGCCCTTCTTATGTTCTTTTCCCATTCTGCGCGCTCAGTCTGCTGTGAAGGGTCACCTGGGTTCTCACTAGTGAAGACATGCTGTCTTCCATTGCGTATCAAAACATCAAGTGTTTGTCCAGGTTCATCAACAGATTGATTTGCATCCTGCTTTGCAGAAAAGAAAAGTGAGGCAAGATTTCTGCTTGATTTTACACCATAAATATGGAATCTTTTGCTATTGTCATATTTGAATCTATAGCTCAGTATGTTGTTCTTGCTGTTATCGCTGACTTTGTTTATTATAGGGCTTCTTACAAAATCAGGATCTGATCTGTATATTACAATATTTCCATTTGCATCAGAGTTCAAAAAAGCAGACTGCTTCTTAGCAAGCTTTTCAAGATACCCAAAGCAATTATCGCCAGGTTCAGGTGCTAAGTCAGAATCATTTTTAGTAAATTTAGCACCATCAGTCAGATCAATAACATCAATAGAGGAATCAATGTGTTTAACTACAGCTTCAATAACCTGCTTAAGAGTGGAATCGCCATTTATATCATTTAAAGTGTCAATTGAAGAGTCAACAATATCTGCTGTTAAATCTCTTCCTGCTATTGTTATGTTGTGGCTAGTGGCTGCACCGTCACCCTGTATGACCTCAACATAGCCAGTAGTGACTAATTCACCATCAACATAAACAGAGCATTCATCATCCATTTTTACAGGAATGACTCTATTGCCCTCAGGGCTTGTCTTAAATGAAAAGCTATTACACAAATTGTCAATGCTAGTTTTAACTGTAGCAGAGAGAAAGTTTGTATACCTTCTTCCATTTATTTCAAGCGTTATAATCATGAGGTGAATACTTTTACAACACCGCTCATATTTATTCCATATGAGTCATTAAGATCTGCTATAGCATCTGCTTCGGAATCACTACCATAGTATCTGTATGCTAATGTTCTTGAACTCGTAAGGGGAACTTCAACTTCAACAACTCTAGCAGCAACCAATCTTCTACTTTGGAAAAGCTGTCTGATTCTGTCTCTTCCATCAAGAATTGTCGGTATAATGGAAAGATCCTTATCTCCATTTTCCATTATCAAATTGAACTGATCATCAAGAATTTGCTCGATTTCATCAATGTCACTAAGAGTCTTGAGATCCAAGTTTGCTGCGTGCTGATATGCAGAAGTCAGAGCAAGGCCATTTATACTGGTATTTATTGTTCTGTTATTCTTGTTTATTGCTGCAGCAGCATTTGTTCCAAAGCTAAGCTCAAGATCTGTGAGGAATCCGAAGCCAAAGAATGTCCTAAAGGACTCAAAACCAGATACAGCTGTTGCAACAGTTCCATTTATTGTAGCAAAAACATTTGTTACTGCATTTGCAAATGCTTGAGGAGCAGAAGCTAAAACTGCAATGTTTTCCTGTATCTCAGCAATTTGAGAGGTCACATCAGCAACTGCATCTTCAACTAGCTGAACAGCTTCACCAACTTCTTCTATTGCATCTCCAACTCTTGTTGCTGCTTCTTTGAGGTCATTGTATACACCAAGCAATCCTGTATCAGCTTCAAGATTTTCAGCTAAGTCAGTATTTGCATTAGCATTGGCAATTTCCTGTGTATTATTTAGAGATGCCGCCTCAGCAACATCCTCTGCAATTACACCATCAAAATTGGAAACCTGAAATGTTACAGTCAGGCCACCCTTGCCAATTGACTCATCACTTTCATCAAGTGACCAATCTACGGCCTTTATATCAGTTAAAGCACCAAAAGTTGGATGAACTAGTAATCCCTTACCTGGAGAGTTAAGAGCATCTATTACATAGTCTCTCTCTGAAATATAGTCAGGCTGCTCTCCAGTTCCAACAGCATCAAATGGCTGTATACAGCCCTTTATCTTGTATGTGCTAAGTTTACTTCCAAGCTCTTCAATAGTTTGTTTTGAGCTATTAGCAATCTTGTGTATTGCTACTTCAGTACCACCATCTGTGGTATATGAGTATGCATACCACTGCACACCCTTGTATTGCACAGGGAATAGATACTCTGAACCTTGTACAGTTGCCATTAGTACCAACCAGCAGGGCTCATGTTTTGCCCTGTATTGAAGTCAACACCGCCTTCAGATGATGTGCCTTCAACCATTCCACCAGGATCTCGAATGTCAATGACGCCTTCCCACTGATGGCGCCATCTTCTTTCATCCCAAAGGCCAAGTGCTGATCCACCTTCTCTAATAAGGCCAACAACTGACAATGTCTCAGCATCCCAGACCATGTCAATGAACTGGTTCCACTTTCTCTTTAAATATTCAATCCCTGAGTCAATAAAAGAAAGTATATTCTGGAAATTAGCAACAACAAGCCAAAGTGATGCAATTATAAGAGCAGGCCATCCAAAGACTGCCATAAATCCAACATTGAGAACTGCAAGAACCAACTGGAGGCCAGCAAACATAACACTCAGACTGCCAATAAGACCAATTAGTATTGGAGTCAGAAGCACAAGAAGAGAGAAGTAAGACACAAGTGTCATTATTGACTCATACTTCTCAGGATTTTTCTGGAAGTTATCAATGAATTCTTTTAGCTGATCATTAAGAAACTTCAATGTATCCTTGATCTTAAATGTCTTATCAAGAGCGCCACCCCAAATGATTCCAACTCGAATCATATTATCCTGAAGGTTTGTGAACTGACCAGGGAGGGTGTTGTTGAGCTCCTCCATGATCTTATGAAATCTTCCACCTTCTTCAGTCAAGTCTCTCATTATGGTAAGAATGAACTCAGCAGGTATCATTCTCTCAGAGACAGCCTTCATGACATCACCCATGGGTAGATCAACCCCATGGATTTCCTTTACCTTTTCTCTGACCATTCTACGAATGCCAACACCAGCAGCTTCTAACTGCCTAGCATCCTGACCCTGAAGGAATCCTGTGCTCTTGACCTGACCAACAGCAAGTGCAATTCTTCCAATATCAGCACCAGTACCAGAAGAAATTTCACCAACCATTCTTACAGTATCAAGAATCTGGTCAGATTCAATACCGTATGCCAAAAGAGTCTTGGCAGTTTGCTGAACTTTGGGAATGGTGAATGGCGTTGTTGCAGCAAATGCCATCAAATCCTTATTGAGGGTTTGACCAATTTCCCTGTTTCCAGTCAATACGCCAAAGCTTGTCTCCATCATAACATTTTGCCCATATTGCTGTAATGCTTTAAACATTAGCAATGCTGGACCCATGCTTCTGACAAGAGTTCCCATCTGATTATTCAGAAATGAAGTATTTTTGCCAACCTTTCGAAGTGCTCTGCCAAACTTAAGACTAGCTTTTTCAGAATCGTTAAAGGTTTTGGCTAACTGCTTTCCAGTGACACGGAGCTTTCGCATCTTAACACTAAGCATGCTAGTAGCACGCGCAACCTTATTTGCAACACGTGTGTACCTATCTTTAAGTACAATTGTATACTTTACATTTCTAGGCATTATCTACGTTTTCTTGTTGCTTTCTTCATTTCAGAATTTCGCTTTGTAAGGATTCTCTCAACTTCATCTCTTACAATTAGAAACTCATCAAAATGAAGATCCATAAGATCGTTTATAGTGAACGCTTCACAAGCAGTTATGATTCGAACACACTCTCTCAAGTAGAGTTCTGAATCGACTTCATAGCTGATTTCATGATAAAAAAAGCGACATACTCTCCAATCAATTTTTCAAGCTCTTCGACAGGCAAGCGATCAAGTATTACTGAATTTGCTTCTTTGACACCATCTACTTTGCAAAGGCCATTTGCAATCAATTTTCGGCCAAGTTCGATAAACTCATCATACTCAACCCTAGTTGATTGCATGATTACGAATAGGACTTCTTCACCATTAATATCGAAATCATCACCTTCTGTTTCTGACTTCCTTGCTTCAGCAGCTTCCTTTTGGCTATCGCTAATTTCTTCAATTCCAGGCATGGATCTGAAGAACATCTGCTTCAACTTTGTAACATCTTTGCGATGCTTACCCTTTGGAGCCGTGCAAACAAGAACTTCGCCTTCAACCTGTTCCCCCTGATCCGCGTACTCAACAGGCTGGCTAAGTTTGTATTCCAAAGTCTTCACTTTTTACCTCATGTTGTGGGCAGAGCCCTGAATTCAATAGTAATAGAAGAATCAGGTCCAAGTGCAACTTCATAGTCAGTTATGAGTGCAGCTCGACTGAATGTGCGCGTTATCGTACCATCAGCATTCTTGCCAATGATCTGCACAACATTATTGTTCTGATTGAGCTTCCATGTCTTCGCAAGCTCAATAAGTTCAATAACAGAAGGCATATCAGCGCGGACCATAGAGAAGGCAGTACTGAGGTCATTAGAATAAATGGCCTCAACTTCACCACCACCAACGGAAGCAGCCCTCATTGTCTGCTCACCAAGCCCTTCTGTGAACGCCACACTATCAGGCATCACAGGGATGGGCTCATCATTAACGATGAATGTTGCGTCAGTTAACTGAATCATTTAATCACCCCTGGGTGCTAAAGGCAATCTGAATCGTGCCTATGATATTTCGGACCTGTGTTATGATCGGAACCTTCATGTTGACTGTGATTGTTCCGGTGAGCAGATTCAAGACAACAACTCTGTTGTTCTTGAAAAAGTCAGTTGCTGCCTGACCACCCTGGAGGAGCAAAAGCTCAGGTCTTGTCTGATCACCATACAGTCTGTCTGTATAGCCTTCAAACGTAGCCTGATTGACCATGTCTCTGCCTCTCTGAACATTCCCTTCAGTCAAACGAGACTGGGCATATCTCTTCTTGTAGTTATTGAAGAAATACTCACGAGAATTAGAGATTGTATCAACATAGTTGAGGTACTTGAAAGAAGGATCAGGATTACCAGCAGGATCAGTCTTGAACGTAGTCAAAACTTCACCGACTATTGCATTCGTTCCTGTTCTATTTGTTCCAAGTACTGTTCCACCAACTGCCTTTATGTTTTCAATTTCTATTGCAGTAAAGCCGTGTGCGTTTCCTGCATAAGTAGTTGAAAGCTGAGGGGCATTAGTATTGTGATAAGGCAGAGTTGCTGTGGAAGGTCCACCAAACTGATCTCCAGAAGCGTTTGTTGTAACATATCTGGAAATAGATGCATTAGGTGTCAGCCTAAGCGATCTAACAGCAGCAAGGAAAGTGGCTTGAATTATTCCAGAATTCCTATTTGCAGGACCAAAATACTGATCGTCAGTTGCAGTAGCACCAAGATCCTCATCGCAAATCACAACATCAGACTTGAAATTTCGGCTTGTAAGGTGGCTTATTACAGTAGTTTCAGTTCCAACGAAATCACTAAAGCAAACGCCATCAAGAACCTGATTATTGACATTGAATCTGTCTTCAAGCCAATTCTGAGCAGCAGTTCCCAAAGATCCAGGGCAAACAACACCTTGATATCTAGTGTTTACTGCAGGTGTAAACTGAGCAGCAACTAAAGTAGGATCTGTTGCACCTGGTGTTGTTCTCGCAATAGTAGCAGTTAGTCCATTTATGATTCCTAATGCGGCTCCATTCAGCTTTATGCCAAAAGGAAGATTCCCCCAAGTACCAGCATTCTTACAATCAGCTGTAAGCTGGTTTGTAGTAGGAACAACAGGAATTGTAAAGGGCGAATTAACATCACCATTGATCTTATTGTAAATCTTTGTGATGATATCAGCTGCAGCCTCACCATTGCTAACACTTACTGTGTAACGATAGTCATTAGCACTACCAGCAATAACTTCAATTGTTCCTGATTCAGTAGGAGTACCACTAAGAGTTATTCGGTATTCTGTGCTAGTGGTGCCATTATCAGCAAGAGGTATTGCATCAAGTGCAACTTGAGGTGCAACCTGCTTGAACTTTCTCACCATAATGGCAAGCTGAGATCCAGCACCAAAGAGATCATTCTCCTGACCAGCATTACCAATATTAGTATTGATAGTAGGCGATACAGCTGTGGAAGGAGTGGCCGACCCTGCACCACTACCAGATGTTACCATCTGACCAATCAACAGAACTCTCTGCGGAGCATTTTCAACAGGAACATCAGCACTGATAATGCTCAAGCTGACATTCGGTTCGTCAATGACATTATCAGCCATCGTTCTCTTCCCCCTCGTTCACTTCTTCAATGTTTTCTTCGACGACAATCTCGCAATTGCCATCTTCATCAGCTTCACGCAGCTTCTTTGCCCAATACAACTTATATTGGTAAGTAAGTGTGTCAGTATCTATTATCTGATCTTTACTGTATACAGGATGATGCTCCTGTAAAACTCTGATCTTCACAACGGAACCTCATCCAAGTTTATGCTTGCATCTGCCGTTACTGTACCATCAGTAATAGTAGAAGTGCTAAGGTTAGGATCTACAAACATGTTTATATTTCTGAATGCAACATCATTGCTATATCCAGATGTATCTCCAAAGCTAAGCTCTTCATCAGCCTCGAAAACAAATTCATGAGCATAATAAGAGCCATCATATTCCATTGTGCCATGCTGAACAAAAACTAATGGATGGCTTCTGCCATACACAGTTTCATTATCAAATTCATGGAACAGCAATGTCTTGTTAAGAGCAAGCGCAACATCTTCCATATTGTCTCTCGTTGCGCGCACACCTATCTCATCATTTGGATTTGACATATAGTAGATATTAACAATTTTTTGGTTCTGCTGTCTAAAGAAGTATCCGCGATCAATAACAGCAGTAAGATCACTATTGTTTATTCTGCTTTTAGAAGCAGTAGTCTGGCCAAGAACAACTGCTATGAAGCCTTTATCTCTAGGCTGTGCAGTGAATGCTTCTTTCGCAACTTCATATGTAGCTGCTCCTGATATTGCAATATTATACTGTACAAACCCACCGACAGAAGTAGACCCATCAATTGCATTAGGAGCAGAAACTGTAAAAGTTGTTGTATCCACGACAGAAGCAATTTGGAAAAGTCCATTATAAGACTGGTCATATCGCTCAGCGTGAATTACTTCACCATCAGAAGCACTGGTTTCAACAACAGGGGCTGTGTATTCAACCCTTATTGTTCTTCTGTTCTCTATTTGCTCAACTTTATGGGTGCCGTTAAACTCAGCAACAGTGCAATTCTGTATTGTAAGGTTTACAGCAATCTTTCCTGTCAAATCATGATCTACTGCAGTAACAATTCGCAGTATATTGTCAACTCTTGTTATTGATGCAATATTCACAGGAGTTACAATTCCAGTTGTGCTAACTCCCTTGCCTACTGTCAGCCCATGAGGCGTAGTAGTCTGAATGGTAAGCACACCAGAAGATGCTTGAACAGACTGAACATTAAGAGTGCTGCTCATAGCCTGTGTATGGCGAGGCAACTCTTGTATCAATCTTGTTATGACTTGCAGTGCTTTCAAAACTAAAATTCACTTTTGACTTATAGCTGAGTTGAAATAGCTTTCAAAATCAACATCTTCTATGTTCTTTTCAATAGAAGGTCTACTTTCTATTCTGGAGCTACCTTCTTCAATGGATTGGGCATACTCATATGCTTCACCATACCAGTGTGTTATACCATAGCCAATTTGCAGGCCATTGACGCCGTTTGTTTTCCACGATAGAGATTTCTTCAACGCCTGAGATTCATTGGCATGGGCATTACCAGGAGCAGATCGCTTCACATGCCGTCCAAGGTAATGATTGAAATATCTTCTTCCGTGGGTTCTAGGTGTCTTATTGATATCATTGATTATCTTTCCCTTGAGCTTTCTACCCATACTATGGAGTGTCTTCTTGACAGCCTTCTCCATATGCTCATCTATATTGATAATCTCTTGGTATTCAGAATCATCAACAACTTGATATATTACAGAACTCATCTCTTGCCTGCATTCGTAGGGCCTCTGAAGCTACACTCAAGTTTTGTGTACTCACCTCTTTCAGAGACATTCATTACACGCTCTATCTTTAGCCTGCTACCATCAGTTTTCTGTATAAAATACTCAGTTGTAACTTCAGAGCGGTATCTAATTATCACCTCATCTGTGATCAGAGTCTCCCTTCCAGTCTGATCAAGTACATACCTGCCTCTAATGGGTCTTATAGCAGCCCATATGGCAGTATTTTCAAACGCCTCATCAAAATCAACAGAACCAAAAACCGGAGGCACAATTGTGCGGTCTTGTAAGAGGACTCTTTCACTCAAGTCCCCAATTTCATACCCGTCGTGTGTCAGTTTCTTTTTCTGCATAATAATAGTGGGACGCCCAGCGCACGGAACTGAGCGCCCCGAGCTATCAGGGGATAGCCCTATACATTGGGAATAGCCGATGCAAGATAGAATCGAGTTCTATCATAATCGTTTGAATCATCACCTCGATTCTCATATTCCCAACTGATATGCCGAAGCATATCTTGTTTGACTACAGGAAGCATAGCATGTGCGGAAGTGTTAAACGCAATTCTGATTGGCTCCACTGTTTCCTTCACCTGTTTTGGCCATGACTGATCATATGCCAAAACAACCTCAGATTGCAGTGTTTCCTTTTTGAGCTCATATGTGGAAGATGGGACAATAACAACGCTATTATCAGTACTCACATAATCTATTTGAAGAACCTGTGAAACAGGATTCCGATTCAAAACAGCATCAAAACAATCAGTAAAGCCATACCACTGGTTTGGCCTTAACTCACGTCTAGTATGCGCTTCTGCAAACAGCGTTACTTGACTTATGATATTGGTTATTACAGAGTCGTCTGCCGTAGTATCCACTTTCATGAAGAGTTTGGCTTCTGAAAGGGTGACAGGAGGAGGTCCGTAATTTACAATCTCATATCGTACCATCTGTAGTCCCGCGCAAAGTGCGATTAGTCATTACACGAATGACAAATCAGTCGCATCAGCCCTTTGCCTTCCTAGCTGCTTTCTTTGCAGTCTTGGCAGGCTTACTTGCTTTTTCGACAATTGCTTCTGCACCACCGCCATTGATGATACTCTCAGCCCAAACCTCAGGCAGATCAATCTCTTGACCTTCACTGAGCTCAATCTGAGCAGTACCAGCACTAGTCGGATGTGCATAGCGCCCAGTTCTAAGCATTTTGATCTTCATGATCAAAAGTCTCAGGTATTCTGAGCATCAGTCGGCACAGTCTGGGGATTACCAAGAATGGCAGTCACACCAAACACTCCAGCCGTAATTGTGCCAGACTCTGTGGCAACAAGTCTCTGATGCCGCTCCTTGCCGATCGAGCCAACCCGAAACACTGCATTTGTATCAGCAATTGAAATGGTGGGAAGGGTGCCAAGCGTCTCGGCTGCGGGAACCGCAGTCCAAACACCAGTCGGCGAGCCTGTGCCATCATCGGGCGACTGCTCGATCGTGACATCAAAGCCACCACCGACCATTGCCGTTCCAACGTGGCAAATGTACTCAATGCTCTCGAAACCCTTGGTGTCAATTGGAGCACTGGTCTGTGTACCAGTGTGCGCAGCAGCCGGAATGGCATGGACAGCAAGGATGCTGTTGTGGATATCATATTCCATTTTTTTGTTCCTTTAAGGGGTGTGTTCACCCTTTAGAAGTATGATTGTAATTCCACCGGTCCAAATCATATCACCATTTACAGAGTCGTAAAAATAACCACGAAGGTATCTCTTTTTACCAATATAACCGGCGAAAGCTCTGCTAACAGAACCAATAGATATAAGCACATCAGGACCGGGCAAAGACCCATTCAACTCATTAGAAGGCACATCTGTGAATGTGGCAGGATCATCAGAATCTGAATGTTGTATGGTCAGCCTAGCACCGTCACCAGGGAGAACTGTTTCCCCGCTAATTATGGAGCCAGTAATGGTCACCAATACACCGTCAAACTTGGCAGTATCAATTATTTCGCCGGCAGAGGGCAACACATCAACACCATCAAGAGTGACGCCGTATGAAGCGCCCGATTTTACATCATATTCAGCCATTAGGCTACCTTAGTTAAGCTGGAGAATCTTGATTGCCTCAGGAAGAACAACCTTGCCGGTGTTCCATCGATGCATCGTGAATTCAACAATAGCTTCCTTCTTGCGAGTGTAGTCATCACGGATGATCTCTGTCGCCGTCCGGTCAACAATGAGATAACCAATGTTGAACGCGCCGTAGGCCATGCACTTGGCCGTAGCAGCAACATCAGGCATCGAGTTGGCGAGGACATACGGATCACCAGCAATCGTAGCACTAGCAGGGCCATTCAGACCAGGCTGGAACAGATACTGACCTGTGGTGCTCTTCTTTGTGCGGAGGTCAGACAGTGTTCGTCTGTTCAGCACGAAGACACCATTGTAACCCGTCTTCAGCTCACCCTGGAGCTTCAGCGGATCATCAGCATCGAGAACGCCAGCAGCACCAGCACCAGTAACAACACCAACACGAGTATCGTTCATGAAACCAGTCGGAGCCTTGTGACCCGAGCCAACAACAAAGCCGTTGCCCTCACCATAAGCGAAAGCCTCAGCACCATCAGCGATGATCTCAGTCTCCATGTCAAAGGACGAATCCATGAGCATGTCTCGTGTGATCGGGACTGTGTGCGTCAGGCGGAAAGCCGTCAGCGTCTCGCTGCCATAGGAGCTAACACTCTCCTGGCTCGTCTCAGTCTCACCCTCGTACTGCGCAGTCGGAATTCCAGTGCGAACCGGAACCACCAGGCTCTTCGACGATGTAGGTCGGACACGGGCAATCGAGCGAATCGGATCAATCTCTGTGATCTGCTTCAGGATCGACGTTTCCATCTCCGGCACAACAAGAACACCGCCGTCTGTGGCGTTGTCCGTGCGAAGCTCAGCCTTATACTCAGCGTTCATTCTCTCTTCACCCTCAAGGATGTAGGAGTTGAAAGCCTTGTACTCGGTCGACTCACGATAGTCAGAGCCCTCAAGCTTGCCCGCGCTCTTGGCGAGAGCAATCTCAAGCGAATCCACCTGCTCGCGAATCTTGCCAGCCTCGACACCCTTCTCCTCAAGCTCATTCTTGAAAGCCTTGATGCTTTCTTCGTGAGCAAGAATCTGCTGGTTCGCCTTGACAAGCTCCTGATTCTTGACTTCATACTCGTCGAGAATCGCATCAAGCTTCATGCGCTTCTCTTCTGTAATGGTACCAGCTTCGACGCCCTTTCTCAGCTCGTCGATAGCCTGACCAACTTTCTCAATAGTAAGTTCAGACATAACTATTATCAGACCTCATTTTCTCGTGATCTTTGTAGTCTCGACTATCTTCTCAAGCAAAGAACTGAGACCTCCATCGGATTCAGAAACATTCTGATCCTTCTGCCTAGCAATCAGAGCGCGTGCGGCACCATTGCTAAACATTCCTGTGTCGAGCAGTGCAGCCTTATAATCTGCATTGCTCCAATTCTTAACATCCTCAACAGAGTAGAACATCTTTGACTTGAACGGGGATGCTTCACCCATCTTGGCGTAGTAACGCTCAAGTATTACCTGCTGAGACTTCTCTTCTGTGCCCTTGACTAATGCAGCTGCATTTCTAATCGCAGTGGGAATGGCATAAAGCTTGTCATCAACAACATCGCCAATTATGCTTTCACCAACAAAGGCATGAGCACCGTTTCCAATGGAGTATTTCATCTCCATAACGCGCTCACGTGCCTCTTCTTCATTCCATTCATAGCCATCAGTGACATACAAGGGAAGATCACCAAACATAGTCTTCACCTCTGTGATGTTTGCTCTCTGATTCTTGGGCTCATCAGTTATCGAGCCTTCAAGCAGTATGGCCTTCTTGATCAGCCTTGTGCCATTATCAATTTCATCATCAGTAACGACATGACCAACTGAGAAATCAACTAAGACGTTCTGCTGGGCAAGGGAATATGCTTCCCGTCCCTGCTGGGTGTCAAGATTGATCTCTCCAACTCCGTACAGGCCCCGATTGTCTTCTCGCACTGAATCAATCGGGAAGCCTCCAATTGTCTTTCCGTGATTGTCCTTGAGTCTAACTTGGCGATTGCGGTTTGCCTTGTGCTCTTGGATGGACTCTGCGTATGCACCGCGAACAATGCGGTCTGGCATTCCATATATTCCATTCCAGGCATCCAACTGCCATGTGGCAATATAACCAGAAACAACGCCAACAGGAACACCATTCCTATCAGCAGTCTTGGTCTCAATAATCTCGCCACTTAGCGAGACTCGCTCAATTGTCATCGTGAGTCTCCACAGGTATTAAGGGAAGGAATAAACGATGTTTTAATTTGACGCTATAAAAATCTTTATAGCTGTGATATTCTAGTCAATTCTGCAGAATCTACAGAGTAAAATACTGAGCACCTACAATTTACAATGTTTCCTGCACTTGCACCAAGGCTAGGATCGCCTGGATACAACAGATATTCATTGTCAACTGTAAAAGGTTCATCTAAATTAACGGTTTGACCTTTTGCAAATGCATGGTGATCTCTCATTCTATTATCACCTATGACATCCCATCTTTTGGTACCAGAACTATTTGAAATTCCACCTTGCAAGAACTGAACTTCTCTTAACTTTGTATGTTCAGATGCCCATTCAGTCTCAGTAGCTGAAATAGTTACAGAACGAACGCCCATTCTAAACTGAAACATGTTCAATTTTTCTTGGTTGGACAAATCCATTTGCTGTATTTTATTCCAAATCTTTTTGCTGTTTTCTGATATTAAAGATGCTTGCCTATTTGCCCTATTTTCAAATTCATGCTGGACATAATCTTTCATGGTCAGACGCTGAAATTTAGGCATTCTGATTTCTTTTCTGTCTTGATAATTTCTGGAAAAGGAATCATATGTGCGATTGTAGTGCCCTACAAGAAACTGCTCTAAATTTCTCCGCTGGAATTCAACTGGGTTTCTCAATATTCTGCCTAGATTGCTTATGAATTGGGATTCAAGCCTGAGCTTTTCTCTCAAATCACGTTCTGCATTCCTAGACATTATCTAAGAGTCTCTACATCCAACTCAGGATCATTGTTTACAACATCCTCGCCAACAGGAACCAGTGTAGAGGGCTTGTAAATGAGATCTCCACCAGCATAGTCTTCACGACCAATTCTGTTTCTAAGCTCATTATCAGACTCGATGCCAAGATCCTTGACCTTAGTCACCTCATCAAGAGTTCTGCGCTTCAGAGAAGGAATCTTGTCCTCATCATAAGTCAGATACTCACCAGGGCCAAGACCAAACTTGTCACCAATGTCTCTTTGGATTCCTTGGAATATGACCTTGGACAGAGGTGTCACAGCATCATCATAGAGCATCTCAATGCCAGTAGCAAGATTGTTGAATGTAGAAGCATCAACTGTGAGAAGCTGCAAAGGGTAGTTGTAAGCAAGAGCAACAGCTTCCTGTGCTATCTGCATACCCTTGGACCAATCCATGTCATTGTTTGTCATGGAAAGGTTCTTCACATCAAGCTTACCACCAGCAGTAACGCCAATAGCACCAGCATTAGCAACGCCAGCATACTGATCATTAACCTTCTGTCTTACAGCAGTAAACTCATCCTCATCCATGTCATTCTCAAAGTGGAATATAAGCGACATTCTGCCGCCCTTCTCCAGAACGCTGAGATTATGGCTTATGCCAAGTGTTTGCTGTCTAGCATAATTTGAAGCAGCAACAAGAACAGACTGACCCCTAAACATAGAGTTGTCTCTTGTTGAAAAGTCCCTGTGCTGTGAAAGTGTTCTCAGTCCGTTCTGATAATCAATGTAAACTTCTCCATCTCGCTTATAGCAGCCGGGAAGCAAATCACCATTGACATCAAAAGCAGTTAGAAACCCATCAGAATTCTGATAGGAGACAAATTCAGGTGACATAGGATATGCCTGCTTTGGAGCAGACTCATTGTTCCCAAGGTATATAATGAAGAACTCACCTGTAACAAGATAGTATATAGCAAGCTGCTTTAAAAACAGGTATCTCGTGTGGTCTTCAGAAGGCTTGCGCAAAAAGTCCAGAATTGGATGCTCTGTAATCTTTGCCTTGTCTTTAATGATAACAGGCTCAAGCTCTGCCAGCTTATCAGCAATCTTACGCACTGGCATCATAACTGCAAGACTCTGCTCATAAAGGTCAAGGCAACCCTTGGGAGTCTTTGCATTATTAGTTGCACCGTAAACCATAAAGTTACGGAGCTCATCGAATCCACCAGAACTCTTAATTTCAACAACTCTCGGCGAAGACTCAGAAGAGCCACGACCGAAAGGCCAGAAATTTGCCATTTTATATTATCCTACGTGTACGCGGCCAGTGTTATCAGTAAGTTTCTTCAAACCGAGTGAAGTTGCATCAACTTGGTCTTTATACTTACCAACCGGGAATTTCCTAAGCTCATCAAGGTAATCATTCGTCCAGTCTCTTGCAAGAACTTCTACATTGCTAACGTCTAGCTGAATAGCCAAGGGTTCAGCACGAGTCTCTTTAGCACCTTTCGGTGGCTCGTGATATGCCCTAAAGCCAGCTAGATTAGCAATTGTTCCCTCTGCAGATTCCTTGCCGCCTGATCCACCCTCTTGCTCAATATAGATGCGAATCTTTTTCCCATCTAATTCAGCAACATTCTTAATGGCCTTTTCCCTTTTCGCAGCTGAATGTTGGAACTTAACAACATCGGTGATGCATATCCTTCCATTCTCCAGCAATGCAATTCTAACGCCAGCAGTTCTAGCACCAGCCCCTTCGGTGCCAGCTTTATCCCACGCTCTGACTTCCTTCTTTATAGGCGCGGAAGGCTCTGCTCTTACTTCAACATTATCAACGTCAAGCATTGTACCTTTGCGCGGAGTTGGGACCTGCTGATATTGACCAGCATATGCATAAGATCCCATATTCTTCTTCAGCCGAGCAATTTCCTCATTACCAATATGCTCAGGCCAAAGTAAATCACCCTCATTCTCTCTAGGATCTTTGAAACCAGTAACTTCAACGCTACACTTGATCTGCGGGTCATATTCCATTGGAAGGCAAAGATGTTCCCATCCACCCTTCTCCAAAAGATGACCTGTGATGTCGCGCTCATGTACGCGCTGCATAATAATGAAGCGACAACCAGTCTTCGGATCATTCAGGCGGGAGGACATTGTCTCATCCCACCAAGTTACAGCACCTTCTCTTCTTGCATCAGATTCTGCTTCATTAACATTGTGCGGATCATCACAAGCAACAAAATCGCCACCTTCACCAGTTGCAACACCTTCTACTGAAGTAGCAATCCGATAGCCAGTGGCAATGTTCTCAAACTTGATTTTCTGATTAGAATCTGCCTCTAACTTAATAGGCCAATTCTTCTGAAACCAAGGAGATGTGATAATACGGCGCATCTTCATTGAATCACGAATGCTAAGTGTCTGAGCGTAAGATGCATAAACAAACTTAGCAGAAGGCTCATCAGTCCAAATCCAAGATGGAAAGAAAACTGACGCAGCAAGCGATTTCATACACCGAGGCGGAATGTTAATGATTAGCTGACGAATCTCCCTTTTGCGAAGTGCTTCCAGATGGTCACAGATAGCATCAATATGCCAGTTCGATCTGAAAGGGTATGCAGGCTCTACAATATCCCAAGCTTGACTAATGAAGTGCTTTAGACTCCTTGTGGCAAGCTCGCGATACAATCCATCTCTATCTCTCAAATAGTCAAGTGCCGCACTCACTCAACATCTACTCCCAACGCAATCATTAACTCAGTATTGCGCTTCAAAAGCCACTGCCTATTGGATTCCCATCTAACGCGATCAGCATTGTGCTCTTTACGCTCGTGCTGCAATTCCTGCTCTAACCTTGCTATCTGTTCCTGGTATGGGTGGATAACAAATTCAAATACAGGAAGCGCACTCGCAAGTAAAGGAAGAACACCCGCAAGGGCAAGATATTTGCTAGAAGGGATCTCACTCATAAAAAAAGCGCCGCAACCGATTGCTCAGTCACGACGCTCTCCTATTTCTTGTCCAAGCTTTGTTCAAGCTCAGCAAGCATTTCAAGCTGTTCAGTAGTCAACGACTTGAAGTCTATTTCAACAGGCTTGTCTCCACCCTGGTGCTCAACCTGAATCTTGTCACCATAGACAGTCGGCAGTCTCTTTGAAACATACCACTTTCTAGCGCCGATTCTGTTTGCATTGGTCTGAAGTATGCCCTTAACAACTCTCTCAAACTGCTTGTTCATGCCCTCTTTATAGGGGTTGTCAATATTGCGCAAAGACTCTTCTAAAAGGTCGGCTGTAGTGCTATCAGTACCATCACTGATATCAATGATCATCTCACCCATGGCCGAAGCCTGGAACTCAGCAGCCTTTAGATATGCCTGTGTGAATGTCTTCGGTGTATCCCTAGCACCTCTTCTCCAAGAAGCCCAAACCTTCATATCAAGAGGGATCAAAGCACAAGCTTGTCGATCTGTGAGACCGATCATCATGTACTCTAATATGATTCTTGCTTTATCAGGTTGAAACTGTCTCGGATCAATATCCTGAGGGGCTCTGAAGTAATCACCGTTATCACCGATGTCACCTAAGAACCATTCAACTTGAATTGACTTAAGATCCTCGTCCGTCATATCCAGCTATCCGTTTCTGCGCGTATTTGACAAACGCTACGGATTTTAGGATAGCGAAACTTCCGGGCACGCCTAATAAATTTTCCAAAGAGATTAGGAATGTCCAATTACCTCTATTCTTCCTGTGGGCAACTACCGGCTCACGACCTATAGCGCGACAATCCATGACTGCTTTGAGCCACCATTTGTCATAAGTTGAAAAATAAGTTACATTCTCTACTCGCTTGACTTCATAAGCAAAAGGATGGTTTTCAGGTATTACATCAATCCCTCCAGACCTGACTTGCTCGAGATTTCTCTCAGGCACAGACTCAACTAGATGCTTCTGATACAGCCATGTACAGAACTCACGTTCACCGGCTGCTCCCTTACTTCTGGCATTAATAGGCATGAATTGCTCCTTTACCTTTATTATAGCGAATTTATAGGGCTGAAGAAAGTTGAAAACCAATCGGCGTTTCCGGGTGGAAAATTTTGAAAAAATTTCAGCCAACCTGGTTCCTAGGTTGAAATTTTTGAAATCGGTCTCAGCACTCGCGAGCGGCCCCGGATGGGCCGGATCTCGTTTCCCCCCGGGTGAAAACACACCCCCGGGTGATTTTTGAGCCCCCTAGGGTGAAATATCACCCCCGGGTGTTGATTTTCCCCCACGGGTGGTGATTTAGGGGTAGCGGGGGGGTGCCGGGGGGGTTATACTATATTCATGGCGTCGGGGATTT